ATGGCATCCATCGTGCAGCGGAAAAACCGCGCGGGAGAAGTAACCAGCTACCAGGTGAAATGGCGTGACGGCGGCAGCCGTACCGCCAGCTGGCAAGGCGAGACATTCGACGACGAGCCCTCGGCAGAGCTATTCCGTGACGCTGTCAACGACGCCGGTCAACACTGGCCCCCCGGATGGGTGAAGGGCCGCGGCTTCATTGCGCAGGGTGAACAGGACGAGGACCGGTTCCGGTTCAGGGTCTACGCCACCAAGGTCATCAACGACCGGACCGGCATCGAGGAGCACTACCGCCGGGCCTGCATGCGCGAGCTCGAGACGTGGATCTTCCCCACCTTCGGTGAGTGTGACGTCCGGTCAGTCGAGCACTTCAGCAGCGACACGATCCGGCCTTGGGTCCGGAAGTTGGAGACCACGCTGGTACGCCGCGGCGGCATGCCCGACGGGTCCCCGAAGATGAAGCCGATGAGCCCCAAGACGATCCGCAACCTGCACGGCCTGCTGTCCGGGATCCTCAAGGAAGCCGTACGATCCGAGCCTCCGCTGCGCGGCCGCAACCCATGCGAGCTGACGCGCCTGCCCCGCGCTGACGACGACGGCGCCGAGGACGGTGAGGACATCGAGTTCCTCACCCCCAAGGAGGTAGAGGGCATCATCGCGTGCATGGAGCGGCGCAGCGACCAGTTGCTGGCCACGGTGAAGTACGGCACCGGGCTGCGGTGGGGCGAGCTGACCGCCCTTGCACCGATGTGCGTGATCGAGAGCGGTGGCCACCGCAGGATCCGTGTCCGCCGGGCCTGGAAAAAGGACGGGGACGGCGGCTACTACATCGGCAAGCCCAAGACGAAAAAGAGCCGGCGGTCAGTGCGCATCAGCACGACGGTGGATGCTGCCCTGGTCGAACTGGGTGTCGGCCGCCTTGGACACGACACGCTGTTCTTCACTGGCGACTCGGGCCAGCGGCTGCACTACAGCACGTTCCACGACAGGTGGAACAGGGCCGTAAAGAAGGCCAGGAACCAAGGGCTGCTCATGTCGGAGAAGAGGCCCACGCCACACGACCTGCGCCACTCGCACGCCTCGGCGCTGATCTCTGCCGGGCACGGACTGACGTACGTGCAGCGCCGCCTGGGCCACGAGAGCATCCAGACGACGTCCGACACCTACGGCCACCTGCTGCCCGAGGCTGACGATGACGCGATGGCGACGATCGAGGCGTCTCTGACCGGTCAGCGGTCTCAGCTCAGGCGCGTGGGCTGACCGGTCGGCAACCTCATCGCTGCTGGTGTCGGCCTGCGCGCTGAGGGTCAAGGTCGCCCTGACCGAGGACGCCCTCGATCCGGGCCAGAGCGACCTCGGCCCTCAGTGCGTCGACTTGGGCGCCCATCGCCCGATGCCGCAGGTACAGCCCGATCAGTGCGACCGCGCCGGCCACTTCAGCTACCACCAGCAGCAGAATCAGGATTGCCATCGTTCCCCCTTGCTCGTTTCTCTCGGCCTGGCAGATCACGTGTGATCTGCCAGGCCGCCCCCGCTCAGGGGGAGTGTGGATCTCTGCCGGACTGCCGGCGGCCTTACCCCCAGCCGAGATCCCCGTTGGGCTGTGCCGTCGCTGCCGGGGTGGGGGCCGGCGTGTTACCGGCGTTGGCGCTGCCCCACCCGAGGTCCTCGGTGACAGCAGGCACGGTTGGTGCCGAAGCGGCGCCGCTCTCGTCGGCGATGGCCGGGATGGCGGGGACAGCAAGCGCGGCGGCCAGTGCAGCACCGGCGGCCAGGATGCGGATTCTCATGGGTACCCTCCATGCGGATATGCCTCGAACAAATATCCGAGTCACTTGCAGTGAGGTCATCGTTACATGTGATTGATGAGTGAACCAAGGGACGGCCCGTGCCAGAATCGGCAGCTGCGTGAAGTGGCATCACTAATGTTTGGGGGTTGTAGGGATGTTGGGAAAATCTTTGGCGTCGACCGAGGTGGCCGCCTATCAGTCCATCGCTGCGGGAGAGCACCCCGAGCCCTCCCTGGCGACCGATAGGCTCGCCGCTCTGGGGCTGGTGGAGCGTCGGCCGCATGACGGGTCGTGGGTCGCGCACGACCCCCGTGCCGCAGCGCACAGCCTCATGGGGGACGCCCTGGCGGAGCTCCGTGAACTGGTCACCCGCATCCACACGATTCCCACTCTGGCGGAGCTGTCGGTCGACTATGACCCGCACCGGATGTACGGAGGGCCCGCGTCTGAGTTCCTGCCGACTCGAGACGCGATGAACGGATGCATCGGGGATGCATCGGCCGCCGCCTCCATGTCTGTGCTCACCGCGCAGCCAGGAGCGCCGGCGGACCGAGACCCGCGCGTCGTCGCGCTCGGTGTGCAGCGCACTCTCGAAACCCTGGACGCAGGGGCGGAGGTGCGGAGCCTCTACACCAGTGCGGCTGTGAGTCATAGCCAGACGGCCGCGTACGTCGGGCAGATCGTCTCGGCCGGGGCGGAAGTGCGGACATTGTCCGGCACGTTCCCCCGCATGATGATCGTGGATGGCCGTCACCTGTTCGTCGAGAACCACATCGTCCCCGGAGCCGACAACGATGCGGGCTGGCACGTCACCGACCGGGGGTGCGTGGCATGGGCCGAGATCGTGTTCGGTGCCCTGTGGGACCGGGCGAGTCGCTGGACCGACACCGGGCCGGACATCGTCACGGCGACGACCGGCCGTCAGCGGCAGATCCTTGTGGAGCTCGAGGCGGGGTACACCAAGCAGCAGGCGGCGAGACGCCTGGAGATCAGTGAGCGCACGGTAACCGGCGAGCTGTCTGCACTCCGCAAGGCGCTGGGTATGCGAACGCTCTACCAGGTGATGGCGTGGTGGGCGACCAGTCCGGACCGGGATCTGCCGTAGCACCTCCCCCCCCATCCCTGATCTTGCTCGGGCCGCAGTGCGCGATACAAGATCAAAAAATGCAGCTATGTAGCTGCTGACTTCAGCTTATGCAGGTCGCAGCGTTTGTCGAGTGCCGCATCAAGATCATCCGACCTGGCTCTATGACGAGCGCCGACGCCTCGGCGTCCAGATACGAGAGCGGCGCATGCGGCAGAACCTCACCCAGGAGAAGCTCGCGGAACGTGCCGGAATCTCCCGGGACACCGTCCAGCGCATCGAACGCGCTGCCAACAACCCGCGGCTGACTGACCTGCTTCAAATCGCCCGGGCGCTCAAGGTCCCGCTCGCCGACCTCGTACGGGAGTGACGCCCGCCGCTACCCGTGGGCGCGGACGAGGAGCGTGCCGACCTTCCGCGGCCCGGGCGGTGCGGGCAGGACCCTGGCGGTCGCCGACGTGAAGCCGTGCTCGGTGAGGAGCTCCACCCACCGGTCGGGTTCGTAGTCCCAGCGCTTCACGACGAGCGGGTCCTCGTCCTCGGACCGGTTGATGTACGAGGCCTGGCACCCGTAGCAGCCTTCGATCGGCGGCCGCTGCGAGAACGCGAGGACACCGCCCGGGCGTAGGCGCCGACGGATCGCCGGCAGCAGGACCGCGGGGTCGGTGAACCAGACGGCGCCGAACACGGAGAACACGGCGTCGAAGTGCTCGCCGCTCTCCTCGAAGAACCGGGTGGCCTCGGCCCGGTGCAGCGTCATCTTGGTATCGGGCCAGCGCGCCTCGGCGGCCTTGACCTGCGCCATGGAGATGTCGACCCCGACGGCCCGCGCGCCGAGCGCTGCTGCGTGGGCCAGGTTGCCGCCCTTGCCGCAGCCCAGGTCGAGGACGGCGGCACCGTCGCTGATGCCGAGCACCTCGGCCCCCGGGCCGTGGTCGGGGTACTGGGTCCAGTTGAACCACGTCTTCTCGCCGGCCGCGTTGGTCGCGCGCCGCTGCGGCTTCTGCTCCGAGTACGTGTCCCACGCCTTGGTCTCGGTCACTGCTGCTCCGTTCATGGGGCCAGCCGCCCGGCGACGAACCGGGCGGCTGGCTGCAGGGGTACTACGCAGACTTCTTGCCGCCGTTCGGGCTGTCGGTGCAACCCGCGTGGCACTGGGAGCACTCGCCCATCATGGCGGCGTCGGGCCACAGATCGTGGTCGATCCGGAATCCTGCGGCCGAGATGGCGTCGAGGGTGCGCCGGCGCGCGGACTCGGGTCCGCCTTCGACGCTCTCGCCTTCCGGGGTGGGGACGTGGTGGATGAACCGTCCGGCGACGCGGTCGCAGAACGCGGCGTAGTCGACGGTGTGGAGGATCCACGTGTGCCAGCCGACGTCAACGGCCTTGCTCGGTGCCAGCTCGGCGCCGGGCAGGGCCGCGCTCGCGGCGAGGAACGCCGCGGCCTGGCCGACGATGCGCCGCGCGGTGGGCAGGTCAGTGTCGGGGTGGTCCTTGGTGATGCGCCCGGCGAGCCGCTCCAGCATCTCGGGATCGAGGAGGGTCTCCGGGTCGGTAGTGCCCACGGGACGCTCTAACGCAATGGTCATCTGCTTCCTCCTGTAGTGGGTCTTGCCCCCTGGTTGGGGGCGGCCCGCCCGGCTGGCAGGTTCTCTGGCCGGGCGGAAGCTTTATCGGGTGACCTGGTCTTTCGCTGGCCAGGTACGGCGGTCCCGGTCCGCGTACCAGTCGTGATGAGGACCGCTGTGATTCGGGCCAAGCGTGCAGCGTGCGCCGCCCTGGGGGTGCTTGGCCCAGCAGTAGCCGTGAGGGTGATCGGCCGCCGACGCCATCAGCGGGGCCCCTCTCCGGCGTCGCAGGGCGGGCAGGCCCAGACCTCGGTATCGAGAACGTGGGCGCCGTCGCGGTCGTGGATGGTGCCGGCAGGTACGGCGCCCGTGGTGAGAGGCGTCCGGCACCAGACGCAGGCCCGGCCTGCCATCTGGTCCCACGTGAGAGTCCCCAGTGCGGGCAGCGGTCGCTCGGTGGGGGCAGCAGAGCTCTGGCAGCTCATCGGAACACCCCTGTACGGGGCGAGACGGCGTCCTCGAGCGCGGCCTGTAACGCGGCGGCGTCGGTCGTCCACGAGTCGGGGCCGGGGCAGATGCGCCAGTGGGGCCCTGGCCCCAGCGTGCGCCGGTCCGGAGGGACCACTACGTGATCGTCCTCGCCCAGGATCCGCGTGCCGTCGACGTCCCAGTCGGCTGCGGTCCCACGCGGAATGAAGAAGAAGAGGGCCGCGCGATCCTCGAGCACTGCCCCGGACCGGCGGCCAAGGATGGCGAGCGCATCGAGGCCGACACTGCGGGGCACCCGGACCGCGTCCCAGTCACCGCCTGCGGCCTCCACTCTGCAGTCTCTGATCGTACGAACGCTCGGCACGGCGGCTCCTCGGCAGGCTCCGTTAGGTGAAGTCCGTTCAGATTGGCCCTCGGCTGGTCGAATCGCGAGGACTTGCAGAGGACTCTTGCCGTACGTGAAGCGGACTTTCCTACCGCCGTGCGGGTGATGACTGGCCTAGTAAAGGGCTCGCTGCGACACTGACCCGTGACTGCTCATCACGGAGGTACGTCGTGCCGCAACAGGCCAGGACCAACACGCGATTGAGGGCGGCCCGCGTAGCCGCCGGGTATCACTCCCAGCAGGCCCTGGCCAGCGCGCTCAGCGTAGGCGTGCGCCAGGTGCGGCGCTGGGAATCGGAGGCCCCTCCATGGCCGCACCCGGATCTGCAGGAACGTCTGACGCGTCTCCTCAGCCAGACCATGGAAGGGCTTGGCTTTCGAGCGCCAGCTGGACGAGACAGCGGACCCGAGCTGCGGCGACCACAACGGGCGTCCGCCTCCGGCGTGCTCGCAGCCGTCCCCCTCCAGTCCGCGGCCGCGATGCAGCCGGCCACCGTGGCCACCGACTACCAGTCGGTGACCCGCGCGCACCGGCGCATGTACTGGTCCGTTGCCCCGGCCACCCTGCACCCAACGGTCCTGGCTCACGCAGCGCTCGGCTGCTCCCTGCTCCCAGAGACCGCCGGGCAGACCCGGGCGTCGGTCGCGTCGGCCCTCGGCGAAAGCTGGCTACTCGCAGGCCGGATCGAGTTTTTCGACCTGCAGGAGCCGGAGCGCGCGGCCGCCACTCTTCTGCGCGCCCTGCAGGCCGCGGGCGAGGCGGACGATCAGCTGCTCGGCGCGGCCGTCCTCGCCCACAGTGCTTTCATCCCGGCGTGGAAAGGCCGGCGAGACGATGCCGTGCAGCGGCTCGTCGCCGCCCGTACGTACGCCCGCCGCGGTTCGGCCCCCGCCATCCTCCTGGCCTGGCTGGACGCGGTAGAGGCCGAGTGCGAGACCCGCGCGGGCAACACCCGGACAGCGCTCCACCTGATCGGCCACGCCGAGGACCTCCTGGCGGACGACGTCGACCAGGAGGTCGGGCCCGAATGGTTGGACTGGTTCAGCCCCGTACGCCTGCAGGCGTTCCGCGGCGACACCGAACTGCGCGCCGGCCACCTGCCGCAGGCGCGCACCACGTTGACTGCGGTTCTCGAGGCCCTGCCCGCAGACGAGGAGAAACAGCGCTCTGTCGTCCTCGGTGACCTGGCCGCGGTCGAGGCTGCGGCCGGGTCACCCGAGGCGGCGTGCCAGCACGCGCTCAGTGCGCTCGATCAGCTCGAGCGCACGTGGTACGCCACCGGCATGGATCGCATCCGTGAGGTGCGCCGCTCGCTCGCACCGCATCAGCATGAGCCGTGCGTGCGCGCCCTCGATGAGCGGCTGTACGGGTGGTCAACGACGGTCAGTGCCCTGGCCCGTTGAACTGGGCGATCAGCGGTGACAGCTCAAGGAGGCTCTCTACCCGGAAGGTCGGGAGTTCCCTTGCCTCGTCGCTGTTCCATTGGATCGTGGCCCACGGTCCGCGGCGTACGAGGGCGGTCTGCATTCCGACTGCGACCGCTGGCCGCAGGTCGTTGTCGACGCGGTCGCCCACGTACAGGATCTCCTCGGGGTCGGCCGGTACAACCTCGGCGACGCGGTCGAAGAACGCCCTGTCGGGCTTGCTCGCGCCCCAGTCGTCGGACGTGCCGATCAGGTCGACATCCTGGGTGAACAGCTCCCGCAGGATGCCGCCGGCGCGGGTCGTCTGGTTGCCTGCGATGCCGAGCCACAGCCCGTCCGCCCGCAGGGCTTTCAGCGAGTCGCGGACCTCGGGGTACAGGTCGTCCTCGCCGAAACTCTCCGGACGTCCTGCAGCTGCTCGTGCCTCGCGCTCGGCATACAGATCGAACCCGGGCTGGAACTCCTGGAACACGTCCCGGTAGTCCCGACCCTGGGCGATGACTGCGCCGAACATAGCGGCGAACGTGTGCCGGGGCACGCCCAGCCAGTCAGCCCAGGTGCCGTACTCCCTGGTCTCGTCCACCAGACACTCGCCCACGTCGAACACCACCGCACGAATCATGCGGTGATCGTAGAGGCGCGACCGGGCAACACAAAAGCGCCTCCTGCCCGGCCCCGGTGAAGGGGCTGGGCAGGAGGCGGTTGTCCTTACGGTCGGCGGCGCTCGGGTACGAGGGCGGCCGGGGACGAGCTGGGTGTAGCGGGGTCGGGTGATGCAGGTGGCGGGGCGCCTGCCCGCCGGCACATGAGGCCGTCCGGATCCCCGGGCGGCGCCTGCAGGCTGTAGCCGTCCGGGCATGACGGGCCCGCAGGACCTCGAGGACCTGCAGCGCCGTCCTGGCCGTCGGCTCCGTCCTTACCCGCGGGACCAGCCGGACCAGCCGGACCCGCAGGACCGACAGCCCCGTCGGCACCGGCCTGCCCCGGGGCGCCGGTGGACGCAGGGCCGGGGGACCCTGGCGTGCCGTCCTCGCCTGGTTCCCCGTCGGCGCCGTCGCGGCCGGCCGCTCCTCGAGCGCCCGCCGGGCCAGGTATCGGGACTGGCACCTCGGACCGGTCTGGCAGGTCATCGACGGCCGCCGCCGGGTCCGGCGCGGCCGGTGTCCCGCCTCGCGCCTGAATCTGGGCGCGTAGCGTCCGTACGTCCGTGGCCAGAGTGGACACCGCAGCACCGCGGCGGTCCGCTTCGGTGGCGAGGTCCCCCGCGCGCTGCTCCGCCCGGTCGATCTGCAGGAATGCGATGGCCAGCCCTCCGCCGAGGGCCAGGAGCGCGGCCACGACCCACAGCAGATACCGGCGCCGGTACAGGAGGCTCTCCGCGCGTGTCACGGTGTCCCTCCCAGCTGCGTCACCAGCAACCGTAGCCGCGCCACCTCAAGCTCCAGGGCGGCCGCGCGCGCCTCAGCTGCGCTCTGATCCGCCTCGGCCTTGTCCCGCTCGGCGACCAACTTTGCGGTGAGGCTGTCGTATGCAGTGATGACTCCGCCCTCCCGGGCCGCTCGTGTGGCGCCCCGGGAGCCGTAGACGGCCGCTGCCGCAGCTACCGGGCTGGCCAGTAGTGCACCGAGCGCGGTGAGCATGGCAGCGTCCACACGGTCCTCCAGGTGACGCTAGACGGGCAGGTCAGATCCCCATGCCGACACCGGGCGGTGTCGCGGGGTCGGCGGCCTCGGACAGAGTGGAGGCGGTGCCCTTGCGGCCGAGGCGCCCGGCCACCCAGCTCTTCGCCGAGGACAGGGCCAGGGCGACCGGCACAGCCCACCACACGGGGACGTCGGCGAGCTCGGTCGCGACCACGCCGAGCGAGGCCTGCGCGCCCGTCCAGAGCGCCCGTTCGCCGAGGTCAAGGAACAACTGCTTCTGCATGGTGAACTCCTAGTTGGTGACAGTGAAGCCCTGGGCCTTGCCCAGGGCGGTGAGGCTGGCCTTGCCGGGGATGCCGTCGGCCGCTGTGCCGCGGTAGCCGCCGCCGGCCTTGGACCGCTGCCACGCGGCGTAGGCGTCGACGGTGACCGTGCCGAAGTGCCCGTCGCTGTACTTCTTGCTGAGCAGCCCCGCATCGACGAGGGCGGCCTCCACGGTCTTCACCCCGGAGTAGGTGACCGGGGTGCCCTTCGCGGCTGGGTTGGACCGGGCCGCGGCGACCAGTTGCGAGAGGTCGACGACGGGCTTCTTGGGCGGGGCGGCGGGCGTGGCCGAGGGCTTCGTGCCGAGGCGCTTGGCGATGCGGCCATGCATCTTCGTCCAGTCGATGCCGCGCGGATCGACCTTCCCCGGCTGCCAGTCGAGGTGCCGGATGACCGAGGCAGCCGACCAGCCGTGCGCGCGGCACAGGGCGGCGGCCGTCTTCTCGATGGCGAGGAGCTGTGCCTCGGGCCACGGGTCGCGGCCGTCGCCGAGATTCTCGCACTCGAAGCCGTAAAAGTGCCGGTTCCCGTCGACTGTGGCTTCGTTGTCGGCGGGCGGGGTCCTCTCGGCGATGACGGCGCGCAGGACGTCGTCGTCGCCGAGGCCGGCATGGTTGGCGCGGCCGTAGCCGACGAGGTGCACGCGCCCGTCCTTGGCGATGACGCCGTGACAGAGCGGCCCGGGCAGGGCGGAGTGCCCGTTCCGGCAGAGAGCGACCGTGGCCGCGGTCCCCTTCGTGACGGTGTGGTGGATCATCACCCCGTTAACGGGGCCCCACGGGCCCTTGCCATTCCGGTTGTGAGTCCGCCAGGAGCCGACCTCGACAACGTCGAGGCCCTCATCGAGGAGGGCGTCCAGGAAGGACGCGGCGGACAGTGGTGTGGCCATCAGGTCTCCAGACATGCGAAAGCCCCGGGCCGGGCGGCGCGGGGCGGAAGCGGATGGGTGCGAGTCAGGTCGCGGACTGGTACGTCACCGCCGCGCGGATGGCGTGCGTCGCCGCGAGCGTGGCCGGCGTCCCCTGCGACGCGTTCGCCGAGCGGGTGTTCGTCGCGGACTGCGGGAACGTCACCTGGAAATTGCTGGCCCCGTTGTTGATCGAGACCTGGCCGTGCCATGTGTCGGCCGCCGACATGCGGGCGGATCCGAGGTACGCAACGGACGACGACACCGCGGCGAACGGCAGGCCGAAATTCCAGGCTCCGCTGCCATATGTGGTGGTGGACCCGCAGGTCAGCAGAACGCTGACCTGCACCGTGCGGCCGATCTTCAGGTAGCGGCCGGTCAATGTGCCATTGCCCAGGACCGGATCAGTGCTCGCTGTCCACGTCGGGGTGTACACGGTCCACGCGTCGAAGATCGAGTTGAACTGGTCGCGGATCTCCTGGTTGAGCAGGGCCGCGGACACGGTCTCGCCGACCACCCAGGTTTTCGGTCCGAACGTCACGGCTGCTCCTCGGGGGTGGGCTCCGGCTCCGGCTCAGGGTCCGGTTCGGGCTGTACTGGGTTGCGGGGGTCGTCAGGGTGGAACCAGAACCGGCGGACCAGGGCGAGCGCCTCGGCCTCGGCGGCGGGAATGTCCGCGGGCACGATGAGCGGCACCCAGTCTTGCCGGCACTGCGCGCACGCGAACCGCGGGTCCAGAACGGACACCACCCATGCGGCGCCGCAGATGCACTCGGCGATCCACCGCCCGTCATCGATCCGGGCGTACAGGCCCGGGTCGTCGGGGACGAACACAGTGGGAAGGGGCGCCCGCCACCCCCACCTGTAGTCGACCCACTTGAAGACCAACTCGGCCCCGGGGACCTGCGACCAGTCCTGTACGGGCTGGCCGCGGCGCGGCGGCGGGGGCAAGTAGTAAGTCTCGGCCTGCACGATCGCGTCTGCAGGCAGGGCTTCTGCGGCCATGGGTGGCATCTCCATCAGTAGGCGAGGCGGGTGGTGTAGTCCAGCTGGGAATACATCGGGTCGCCGAGGATCCACACGGAGTCGGTGCTGCTGGCCGAGGTACGGAACTGGATCAGATGGCTCTTCTCTTTGAGCGTCTCGGTGTAGCCCTCGACCGTGACCCGCAGCTCGGCGGCGATCGACTGGGACGGCAGGTCGTACACGGTGAAGTACGAGGAGATGTCAGCGTCGAGGATGCTCAGGTACTCGGGCATCGTGAACGCCTCGATCGGTACCTCTCGCAGTTCCGGCTGCGGGTTGGCGTAGCGGGACACCAGCCAGTACGCGGCGTCCGTCACGCTGAGATCGCTGGTCTTCAGGATGCTGAGCTGCTGCGGGTACGTACCGAACGCCAGGATGCTGGACGGTGCGTTGACCAGCTGCGTCGCCCCGCCCGGGCGCGACGCTTCGACCTCGTTGCACAGCTTCTGGTCGTCGTCGGCGAGCTGAGTCCCGGGCTCCAGATCGGCGTAGGCGATCGTGAAGATCTCGGCGTCCGCGCTCGGGTTGTACCGCAGGTCACGGGACTGGTAGGCCAACCCGAAATAGTCGCGCTCGGCGTACAACCTGCCGCTCTCGGTGGACTCCACCTCGCGCAGCCTGGCCACCACAGAGGATCCGGCCGGGCCCTGCGACGCGATCGGGTCATGCGTCGACCCGAACAAGGTGACGCTGGGCAGGCCGGCGTACCGGGCGAGGCGTTCGACCCGCCAGTCCGCGGACTCCCCGGAGAACCCGGTGCGCGCGTCGGAGATGGGCGCGTACACCGAGCCGACGGGCCCGGTCGCCAGGTGCAGGGACAGGTGGGCGATCTGCCCGGAGAACAACCTCGCACCGCGGTAGCCGCCGACGTACAGGGTTCGTACATCCTGCGTGGAGTAGGCGAGGAGCGTCCCGCCGACGGCCGCCCCGTCCACGTACACGCGCTTCGCGGACCCGTCGTACACGATGTGATGCCAGGTGTCGTTGGCCAAGTTCCCGCTGGCGGTGGTCGTGACAGTGAGCGGGCTTCCGTCCTGCGTGGACTCCACCGTGAGGACACCGGACGCGTTGAGGGCGAGGACCAGCTGGTAGTCCAGCGTCGGGTCGTGCATGCCCACGATGGCGCGGCTTACCGTGCTGGTCTTGATCCAGACCTGGATGTGCTCCAGCCAGGTGGCGCTGTCAGCGGCGAACTGCGGGCCGAGGTCGCCGACGAGGTACGGGCCGGCCGACGTGGACGCTGGGGTGAACGTTGGCGCGGTCTCCCCGGTTTCGGGGACGCCCTCGCTGCCGAACTCCAGGGCCCCGCCCGCGCCGACCTGGGTGGTGACGAGGGAGCCGATCCCTGACCCGGCGACTGATCCGGCCGAGGTGGACCCGGACGGTTCGGACAGCGGGAAGTACGCGGCCGGGAACGAGTAGAACCCGGTCGTGCTGTCGATCGTCATGACCTCCATGCCCAGCATGGAGCGCAACTCGGGCAGGCGGTTCAACCGCTTGAACAGGTCCGTCGCGCTGATGGTGACCTTGCTGTGCAGGCCCTCCCATTCGATCGGCCACTCGTTGACCATGCCGTAGAAGCGGGGCCTGATCTGCGCGCCGAGGTAGTCCCACTCGATGTAGTCGGGGGTCCCGCCAGTGCGGGTGGCGGCGAAATCCATCTGCACCTGGTCAGTGCCGACCCACGCCGGGGTGGCGGCGCTGCGGCGTACCGTCCAGTCCCACCCGTCCGGCGACGTCTCCATGATCAAAACGCCGCTGGTCTCACGGACCCGCAGCCACGCGTGATCGATCGGGCTGTACGTCAGGTTCACCCCGCCGGCGTCAGATCCGCCCACCTCGATGGCCGCGCGCAGGGTGTTGGTCAGGCCGTTGTACTGCCACCTCACCCGTGTGCCCACAGTCAGGGAGTTGAGGTACCAGCTGACCGACATCGACGACGAGCCGCCAGCAGCGGGCAGCGTTGCCAGGCGGACAGTGGACTGCGACCCTGCCAACGTCCAGGATCGGGACGACGTATACCGAGCCGTCACACCGGAGACGACCGGCTGCCGCAGCCGGCCGCCGACCTCGGCCGAACCACCCGACGCCGTCCACAGAGCGGGGTCGGGTGCCCCGTCGTCGAAGTCGCCGGTGAGCTGCTCCAGCGGGTACGGCGCGGCCCCGGTTCGCACCGGGTAGTGAAGGGCGCTGATCCGAATCGGCGCGTTGCGGCGGACGAACGGGTAGTACGGGGAGTTCGGATTCCCCGGGGTGAGCGCCCCGTCCGAGTTATCGAGGGTCAGGGTGGCCGTCCCCGGCTGCGTCTCGGACAGCTCATCCGACGCGCCCCGGGAGACGGTCACCCCCTGCACCATGTCCACGCGGGAGGTGATGTCCGTCCACGTGATCGACCACGGGGCTTGCACCAGACCGCCCCACCCCGCCTCCACCAGGACCGACACGGTTACCTCCCGATCTTCAGCGTCACGGATGTTCCCTGGTTGCGGCCGAGCTTGAGGAGGAGCTTCTCCACCTCGCGTGCGGTCGCCACCGGGTCCAGCGACTGGATGTTGAAGTTGGCCTCGATCACGCGAGTCGGCGCGCCGCCACCCCCGACAACCGCGGGCCGGCCGACAGCCGGGCGCATGCCCGTGACTCGATCGGTGACCGCGCCGACCGCCTTGTCGATGTCCGGGATGCTTTCGATGAGACCGACCCCGAACCCCTGGCCGGCGTACTTCCCGTCGACCGCCGTGACGCGGCTGGGGCTCCGGATGCCGAGGGCCTTCTTGATGGCCTTCTGCATCCCCTTGGCGATGGTCACCATCTGCTTCTCGATGGCGGCCTGCTGCGAGTTGAGACCGGCGAGGAAGCCCTTGCCGGCGTTCTTCCCGCTGTCGTACAGCGCGTCCGCCCCGACCCTGCCCAACGTGGCGGTGGCCTTGTCGAGCGAGGAGTGCGTGGAGGAGATCGCGGCCAACGTCTTCTTGTCGGTACCTTCCAGCGCCGACGCGTAGGCGTACCCGGCCTCCGGGCCCATGTTGATGATCTGCTGCAACAGGCCCTTGTGCAGCCCCTTCTTCGCCAAGCTATAGACGTACTTCTCGAACGTCTTGATCTTGGCGAGCTTCTGCTGAAGCCCCGCCTGGATACTCCCCGCGGTGACGTCCTCGTCCGCCAGGCCAAGGTTGCCCATCTGGGCGTCCTGCCGGGCCGAGCTCCGAATGTCGTTCTCCTTGGCCTTCGCCGCGGCGATCCGAGACGCAATGCTGTCCCGCTTGCTGGCCAGGGTCTGGAGCTTCTTCGTGTCCCGGTTGACCATCGTCACCAGGCGGGAGTCCTTCTTGGTGTCGACGCCCTTCCACGCGGCCGTGATGTCCTTGACCAAGTCCTTGGCCACGGCCGCAATCTTCGCCCGCGACCCGGTCAGCCCGTCGATGAACCCCTTGCCCACGTCCTTCGCCAGGGCGCGAGTCTTCTTCGACGGGGACGCGATCTGCAGCTCGGTACGGATACCGGCCTCGACCGCAGCCGCCATGAACCGCGCTGCGCTGTCGACTCCGGCCGTGGCGGCACGCAGCCCCAGGCCGAGGCCGCGTGCCGCCTCGAGGCCGGCGCCCGCCAGCCCGCCCCCTGCGGCCCCCATGGTGGAGGCCATTCCCAGGCGGCCCTCGTTCAAGGCGTCCATGAAGGCGACGCCGTACTTCGCTACGGATTTGGCCTTGACGACGTACTCATTGTTCGAGACCCGGGCCAGGATGCTGTCGGACGTTCCGGTGCCCGGGCCGCGCACGATGCCGCCGCCCGGATAGCCGACCAGGCCGCCGTCCGCGTACTTCAGCTGCGATCCGTAGGATCCGCTCTTCCTGGCCGCGCTGCCGTCTCCGACCGTCACATACCTGGTGGTCACTGTGATGACCCGGTTCTGCAGGGTCGACAGGTCCCGGCGTGCCGCGGCCAGCTTGTTCTGCAGGTCGGCGATGTTCGCCCGCACCTTGGCCTGCTTCTCCGGGGGCAGGGACCGCAGTGACGCCTTGGCCGTCGTCAGTTGTGCTTGCCAGTTGTTGATGTCCAGCTTCAGCTTTCCGGCCTGCAGCTTCGGCAGCGCGTTGTCCGCAAAGCTGCGGGCGCCGGCCTCTGCCGACGCCAGCCCGGAGATGAAGTCGGTTTGGAAGCTGGCGAACGCCTGGTCTGCGGCCTTCAGCTTTCCGCCGATGCCGGGGATCCAGCCGAACGCGGACGCCGCCGCGTGCAGGACGCCGCCGAGCGCGGCCACCATCCCACCCGTGACCACCTTGAAAATCCCGAGCAGGCCGGGCAGGTGCTGGATGGCCATACCGGCCATGTCGATGAAGGCGCCGCCCATGATCCGGGCCATCTCTTGGATCTTGCCTTTGTTCGCCTGGATCGAGTCGGACAGCCGCTGCAGCGGACCGCGGGCCTGGTCGATCTGGGAGAAGCTGGGCAGGAAGGCGCCGAAGATGGCGGCTCCGACGTCACGGACGGTCGGGGCCATGATGGCGAAGATTTCCTGCGTCGCCTTGATCCCGAAGCCCAGGTCCTTGAAGACAGGGGACAGCCCGCGCATGACCTTGCCGAGGGTGTCGAATGCGGCCGACGCCTGGTCACCCGCCAAGCTGAACGCCTGCCCGAAGAGTGGGCCGAGGCTGCGCGCGACCTCACCGGAGAACCGGCCGAGCGCCGGCAGCACCTTGTTGATCATCGAGAAGAAGCCGTCCAGAAACTTCCCTGACCCGGCTATCCCGACCTCGAGCCCACGGAACATGCCGACAAGTCCGCCGCCGCCCTTGCCGAGCAGCCCGGACAAGCCGGTGGAGAACGCGTCGAGGGTGGGCTTCGACTTCGCACCGAAGGCGATCAGCCCTCGGAGCAGCGACCCGAACCCGCCGCCGAGCTCCCGTACGAAGCTCATGCCCAGGTCGAGGTTGGCCCTGAGGTCGGCCTGGAACCCGCCGTTCTTGAACAGCCTGCCCGCACCGGCTGCGGCCTCGCCGAACCCGCGGCCGAGCTGGACCATGCCCTTGCCGAGAATGTCGACGACGGGCCGGGCGTCCTTCAGCGCCCGGGTGAACCCGGGCAGCATGACGCGCTGGATGTCCTTGCCAATACCGCTGAACTCCTTCTTCAGCGACACGAGTTCCTTGACGAGACCGCGTGACTCCGGGCTCAGTTTTTTGAGCGCCTCGCGGTACTCCTTCTTGCCTTTGGTCGCTGCCTCGAGCGCGTCACCGACCCCGGCGAACCCCAACTTCAGGGTGCCTGCGGCGAGGCCTGCCCCGGCCATCATCGGGACCAGGGCGCCGAGGGCGGGCAGGACCGACAGCCCGATCGCGGCGGCGACGGCCATGAGGATGGGGCCCAGCGCCCCGCCCGCTGCGCTGGCCTCACCAGTCGCGGCCGCGGCGCCACGCATCGGACCGCGCAGGTTGCTCATGTCGCCCTGCAGCTGGCGGGCGCCGGAGCCTGCCGCGACGAAACGGCCGCGCAGGTCACGCAGCCGCCCGTTGGCATCGGTGGTGAACCGGCCCACGGCTCCGGTGCTGCTGCGCATGGACGCGTTGATACGTGCGGCGTTACGGTCGGCCGCCCCGGTGAGCCGGTTGAACGAGGTTGATGCGTTCGTGGTGGCCGCGGAGAACCGGCGCTGCAGCCGGAGAGCGTTGTCGCCTGCCCGGTCCAGTACACGGGACAGGCCGTCACGGCCGTCGAGCAGGAAGGATAACCGGCGATCAGCCATCACTCACCTCCGGATTGCTGGGCCTGCTGGTGGGCGTCGATCCAGGCGATGAGCTGGTTGAAGTCGTCGACGGTCAGGGCGTCGACGTCGGCAGGTCCGAGGTGGAGGAGGTGGGCGAAGAGTCCGAGGTACTGGTCTCGGGTGTCGATGAGGCGGGGTTCTCGCCGGTTTCTTTTGGGCCTGCCGTCTGCTCCTCGATCGCGGCCTCGGCTGTCTCCGGGTTGAAAGCGACGTCGCGCAGTTCGTCCCAGGCGTCGGCCAGCTGCTCGGGCTGGTCGCCGTAGACCTTCATCAGGCCCTCGGCGAAACGGCGGACCTCGTCGTCGTCGAGCCTCACCGCCAGCTCGTCCTCGTACGGGTCGAACGCACCGAAGCGCAGGGCGGGTTCGGAGCGCTTCTTGATGACCCACGCCACGGTGCGCATCGCGGTGACGTCGGCGCCCTTCAGCCCGTCGCGCAGCGCGTCCCATGTGCGGTCCGCGGTCCGCTCGATGATCTGGATTTCGCTGGTGCGCAGCCGCCCGGCGTTGAGGTACTGCGGTGTCTCACCCTCGGGCGTGTAGACGATGATCACGTTGGTTCCTATCTGAGCTGGTTACGCACGTCGTCCAGGACGCGTGCGACTTCTGCTGTCATGCGGGGGGTGTGGTCCCGGACGACCCGGTCCCACCACATGGGGGTCGTGCGCTGGTTCGTCCAACGGCGCCTGTTGCCGAACACGGGGTGGCGCAGCCGGCCGTCGTTGAGCCGGTACAGGACGCTGACCGGGATGTCGGGTGGCAGCAGGTTCTTGTCGACGAACACGCGGGCGCCCGGGCTGCTGCTGCTGCGGACACTGATGCGGACAGCCGCGGCAAGCGCAGCCCGGAACGGCCGGCTGGTCGGCGAGGGACCGCCCCGCTTGCCGGCGCCTCGGCTGTCCGCGCGCAGCGGCAGGTTGCGGATGGTGGACTGCAGATCGTTCTTCAGCGGTTCGCCCGCCCGCCGGATCCTGCGCGCCATGTTGCGTTGGATCGGCGCGCCCGACGCCGCGCGCAGTTGCCGTGAGAGCTGCAGGAGTTGGCCGGTGCCGAGGATCTGCACAGAGGAGACAGCCACCGGTGCACCTCCTACAGCGCAATGTCCGTGGACATGTACTCGATGCTCGGCTGGTTCGTGCCGTCGAACAGGCCGGTGAACGCGTACGTCGGTTTGATGACCTCGTAGCCCTCGATCGTCGGCGGCGCGTCGTCGATCTTGATCGCGGGGAGTTTGACGGTGAAACGCTCGTAGTGCGTCGAGGCGATCAGCGGCCCGGTGAAATCCCAGACGAGGGCTGTTGTGCCGTCCGAGGTGTGCAGGTCGTCCAGGGTCGTGTCGACGTAGTCGGTCTCGATCGAACCTGAGATCTTGACCAGGTCGTTGGCGATCGGTTCCGCCTTGGTGCCGTTCGCCCCGGCGTAGTACCGCTCGGTGTTCTGCGGCCGCTCGAACTTGACGGACACCTTGCGCACGCCGTTGCGCGCCACCTCCGAGGCGTAGGTGCCGGTCTTGAGGGACATCTGCGCGAAGTTGAACGGCGCCATCAGCGGGTACGTGGCGACCGCCAGCACGCTGGTCTCCTCGCAGTCCTTGCTGTCGATCTCGATCGACACGGTCAGCATGCCGCCGACCTCACAGGCGAACTCCGCGCTGATGATCTTGCAGCCCAGGAAGTTCTTCCGCGTGACCGTCCCGGTGGTGAGGGGGACGCCCTTCTGGATCGTCAGGCTTTTGCCGAACGTATCGGCGAGGATGTGGGTCTGCAGGTAGGCGGATGTCGCGGCCTGCTGCGCGGGGGTCACCGATGTCCCCATGAGCGCCTGCAGGATGGAGCCCATCGCCTTGTTGGTGACTTCCATCTCGAGTGATCCGGCGGCCGCCCGCTGCGTCACCACCCGCCGTGCGGCCGGGGCCAGCAGCCGGTTCGCGGCGATGCCCTGGCTGGTGGCCGTGGTCTTTTTGAGCTGCAGGCTCTCCTTGGTGAGCTCCACGAATTTCGTCGGGGCCACGTAGGTGCCGTAGGTCGTCTCGGGCGCGATACCGATCTGTGCGCCGAGCCCGGATCCGATCGCCATGGCTCAGGCCTCCTTCGAGGTGGCGGCCTTCGCCGCGGTGGACGTTTTCTTCGGGGCGGTCTTCGGCGCTGCCTCGGCCGGCGGCTCAGCCTGGTCCGGCTTGTCGCTCTCCTCGGTGGGCCACACCCAGTCGCGCGGCTCCTCGACCGACTCCCAGGCGGCGGGCTGGCAGACGTAGCCCTCGAACCGGTTGTCAGGTACCTCGACCATTTCGTCGGGCTGGACGGTGCGGCCGAGCTCCGGGACGGTGACCGGCTCGGCGCCGGTGAAGCGCACTCGCGCCATGGCGTATCTCCTCCTGCGGATGGGGGTGGGGTCGGTGGGTCAGATGCGGGCCCGGCAGGCAACGGTCCAGCTGATGCCGACGCGGGCGCCGCTGTCGGTGAACTGCTGCTGCAGCCGGTGGCGGGTCAGGTGTGCCCACAGCACGGTGCCGAGCAGGGTCGGCGCCTCGGGCTGCGCCTGGGTCGCACGCAGGGAGCCCTCGAGGACGGCCAGGAGCTCGTAGGCCCGGGCGCGGCGTGCGGCGAAGTCCTCGTCACCCGTCCACGATTCGAGCCAGCCGCTGATCGTGAAGTCCTCGTCGCGGGCGCGGGCGCCGGCGTAGGCGAAGTCCTGGAGGGACTCGGCGGCCGCCTGGTCGTCGCCGCCCATGTTCCAGCCGACAGCGACGAAGTCGGCCTCCGACATGTCCGTGGTGGGAGGCCCGTCAACGACGGTGACACCGGCCAGGGCTGGTGCCGCACTGAGTATCTGGACCAGGGCGGTGATGGCTGCGGGTACGGCGGTGGTGGCCATCAGCCCACCCCCGGCGGCAGGCGATCCGGCTCGAGGAGCTGCACGGCCCGGTTGGGGATCGCGTAGCCGAAGCCCACCATGGGCTCGGACACGTCGAAGTCGCCGGTGCCGGGCTGCGGGCGGCTGGGCCCCTGCGTGGTGCGCCACAGGTGCTGCAGGATGATCCGGGCCGCGGCGGTGATGTTCGCCGTCACGATGGGGCGGCCGGCCTTGTAGGTGAACAGGAGCAGTCCAGTCAGGGTGCCGCCGTCCAGGCGCTGCACGACACCGGTGTCCGGGTCCAGGTCGAGGTCCTGCACCGGGTAGGCGGCGGCGCCGTCCGGGATGGATGAGACGCCGACCAGCTCGAGGGCGGGGACGTGCAGCAGGCAGACGGTGCTGGCCCTGCGAACGGTGTGGCGCTCCTGGACGGTCCGGACGATGACTGGCCCGCACATGCCCTCGATACCGCGGGTGATGGACTCCGTCCACCCGCGGATCTCGTCGTCCCGGTCGGTGCGCGTCGCCGGCAGTTTCAGGTGCTTCTTGGCGTCGGCCAGGGACAGGATCGTGGGCGGCGCGAGTGGCCGTACGTCGAAGCTGTCGGTGTAGGCGTCGGCCGGGCTGGTGAACACCCAGCGCACGGTGTGGCGGCCGGGTTGGGCCGTGACGTAGTCGGCCTGGTAGCGGCCGCTGTCAGGCGTCGCCTCGGCCGCTACGGGGGTGGCCGTGGACTCGTCCGGCAGGGTGACGGTCACGGTGGCCGTGCCGGCCGTGGTGAGGGTGTCGTCCGGGCCCTGGCACTCGGCGAGCAGGCGGACGGTGGACCCGAGGTCGTACGGCACCGCTCACCTCCTACTCGTCGGCGGCCGCGGCCAGCTGGTCGCGGGCACGGGCGTCCTCGAGGACCTGCTCGCGCATCTTGCGGATACCGGCCCGAGGGGTCTCGGCGGCCTCCTCGGCGTCCAGGATCCGCAGGGCCTCGGCCTCGGTCACCGTCTCGAGGTGCGCCAGGACCTCGCGGTTGCTGTGCTCGGTGGGGTCGTACGCGTCGACCTCGTCCGGGTTCTCCGCGTCACCGGGCCCCGGGTCCTGCGGCGCGGCCGGCGGGGTGAGGGTGCGGTGTTCGCCGGGGTCGGCGGTGGCCGCTTCGATCCGCTGCGCCTGGCGGGGCTGGGCGGCGGTCGCCGCGTCCTGGAACAGGTGGCCGTGGGTCTTGAGGATGGGGTGCTTCTCCTCGAGGAGCTGGCCCGCGGTGAACGTGATCGGGGCTCCGCCCCGCCACACGGTGAACGACTGGACGCATCGCTTCACTGACATGGGTCTCCTGCCCTAGGTGTGAGAGATGGGCTGGCGGCGGGGGAAGCCGCGCAGCAGTACGGCCCCGAACGTGCCGCCGGTGGTGGCGCCCGACGTGATGGCCACGGCGCGCAGGTAGCGCTTGGAGCCGGTGTAGCCGACCTCGTACAGCAGGTCGTCATCGGTGGCGGTGATCGTCGGCGCGGCGCCCTGCAGTTCGGTCGCCGACACCGTGGACCAGGCGGAGCCGTTGTCGGACTCCTGCAGGGTGATGGCGTGCGACCCGTCGGTGATCGTCCCCGACTGGACGATGAGCATGGCCGAGCGGCTGGCGTCCTTGTTCTCGTGCAGGTCCACGGTCGTGCCGTTGGCCGTGCCGTTGGTGCGCAGCGCGATGGGTAGCGTGGCCTTGGCCCGCGCGATGTTGTAGAGGGTGGAGCGCATCTGGGTTCTCCCGGTAAGTGCCGGGCACGCGTACGGCCGCGGACCGGTGTTGGTCCGCGGCCGTACTGTGCGGTCGGGTCAGGTGATGTTGAGCATCCGGAACGCCGCGTCGTTCACGGAGTCTGCGCCGACCCGGTACCAGGCGTACCAGCCGCGCTGGCCCTTGGGCCGGCCGTTGGCGCCCATCAGCTGGGGCAGGAACTCGATGCTCATGCCGATGCGGTCGGCGATGACGTAGTTGTCCCAGTCGCCGTAGACCATGGCGTAGTTCTCCGCGGCGGCGGTGACGGTGCCGTCCATGTCCTCGGCCTCCAGGGCGCGGCGGCCCAGGAGCATCGGGGGGACGTCGGCGTTGATCCGCTCCCACAGGGCGGAGCCGCCGGCGGTGTCGAACTGGCGGACCTGGTTGTAGATCGACCTGTTCGCCATCCACGCCGCGTTCTTGCGGTAGCGGGCCGGCAGCGCCGAGTCGACCTTGTACACGTCGCCGGAGGCGAACGTGTCCGTGGTCGTGCTGGTCACGATCGACGACGTCCCGGTGAGCGCGGTGATGGCGCCGGTGGGCTGGCCGACGCCGGAGCCGGTCGCGAACGCGGCGGCCTCGAGGTTGTCCTTGCCCGCGGCCAGGAGCTTGCCGACCTCCGTGGTCACGTTGTCGGCGTCGTCCATCGCCTCGTAGCTGATGGGCACGAACCCGTCGGCCTTGTGGACCGGCACGGTGGGCTGCCCGAACGCCGGAGCGTTGTCCCCGGCCTCGGACCCCTCGGCCGCCCACCGCCACTGCACGGCACCGGCGGACACGCCGTTCCACACGTCGCCGGTGGCGACGACCTGGCGGGCCACCTGACGGATGTCGTTCTGCGACCCGTTGGACGTAATGATGATCGTCGGGTCCAGCTGGAAGGGGACGAGGTAGCCGCCGGCGTTGTCGGTCAGCGACATGGCCCGCTCGAGGGCCTGTTGCTCCTCGCCCGTGATCATGTGGCTCTTACCGCGGGCCAGCTTGGACCAGGCGCGCAGGTACTCCGGCGACGACGTCGCCAGGCACATGCGGGCGATGGAACCCCGCTTGTCATCCCACGACTCGATGATGTCGGTCGCGGCCGCCCGGATCCTGTCGTTGGCGCCGGACATCTTCTCCACCGCGCACAGCGCCCGGGAGCGGAGCTCCTGGCCGACCTCCTCGGTCGAGCGCGCGTATGTGCGCATCTCGCCGAGGTCCCACGGGTTGCGGAAGCGGCGGTCCTCGATCGAGTCCGGGTTGAGGATCGGGTCCCGGTCATAGGAGTCACGGGAGTTGATCGGGGTGCCGCGCTCCACGCCGAGGGCGGCCGGCGCCCGCTCGGAGGACTGGGTCGAGGCACGGACCCGCTCGAGAGCGGAGCGCCGCTCGAGCTGGCGGCGGTGGTCGTCGACATCGGCGAACTCACGGGTGAGCTCGTCGAAAGTCTGCTCGTCCTCGGCGGTGAGCTTGTCGCGCTTCTCGAGGTCCTCGAGCTGGGCGCGGATGTCCTGCAGGCGGATGACCGACTGCTGGTGCGAAAGCTGAAGCGGAGGCATCAGCGGTTCTCCTTCGGGGTGTCGATGGACGCCAGGACGCCGTCCATCAGCTGGCCGATCTCGGCGAGCTGCGGGCGCATGCGCTCTGTGCGGGATGGCGACGGGTGCCCATCGGCGGGCGGCGCGTCGGTACTGCGCGGGGTGGGCGGGTGCTCGGTGAGCGGCGCGCCCTGGGTGGTGGTCGTGTCGGGTCCGGCCGGGTGCTCGGGCGTGAGCGGCGCGGTGTGGGCCCTGTAGCGGGTGAGCTGGTCGGCGACGGAGCGGCCGATCTCGGCGGGGTCGACGTCGGTGGAGACATCGATGAGGAGGTGCTGGCCGCGGGCGGCCATGCCGGGGCGCTGGAACAACAGTGCGGTCGCGACCTCGCGGCGCATCTGCGGGTCTTCGGGGACGCTCGGTGTGGCGGCGTCGCGTGCGAGGGACTGGCGGATGCTGCGGGTCATCTCGTCGTCGTGGGCCAGGCCGTCAGCCATGGCCCGGGCCTCGGCCCTGACCGACACCGACGTTCCCGCGTAAGCGGGGAAGACCACGGGCCCGAGCTCGCGGCATCGGATCTCGATGAGCTCGCGCTTGAGCGGCCCGCGGTCCCCGGGCATCCAGAGCAGGTCCATGACCTCCTCCGGCTTGACCAGCTTCCCGTTGACGTCGCGCCATTCCTCGCGCACAACCTCGAACCGGAACGACATGCCGTTGACGGTCTTCTCGGCGATGGCGTCCCGTACGGGCTGCATCAGCCAGTTGTCGGTAATGCGGCCCTCCACGTAGAGGCCCTGGTCGTCCTCGCGCAGGGCAGAGATCGACCCGATCGGGATGGACCCGATGAGCGGGTGCCGGCCGTGGTCGAACTGCATGACCGGGGTCTGCTCGCGGATCGTCTTCTTGAAGGCGCCCTTGCGGATCGTCTCGGTGAACCGGCCCTCCCAGGAGTCGATCTCCGTCTCGTCGCCGAACAGGGCGGCGTACCCGGACAGGGTCCGGCCGTCGCTCTCCTCGCCGCTCTCGTCCGCGCGCACCAGGGCGAACGGTGCGGCGCGTTCCAGGTCCCGGGGGACGCTCTGCAGGGTGGGCATCAGGCCCCCTCCTCGGTCGGTGTTCCGTCATCGGCAGGCGACGCGGGCGCGCCGCCCTTTGAGCCGGGCTTCTGCAGCTGCACGGAGAACATCCCGGTGTGGACCAGCAGCGCCCAGTCCTCGGCCCCTACAGCGCGCTGTACGGACTCCGGGGTGTACCCGGCGTCCACCAGGGCGCGGATCGTGCGGGACTGGATGCCCTGGATCTCGGCGGCGTCCTTGCGGTCCTCGCGCAGGAAGGGGACGTCGTTCGCGTCGTACCAGAGACGCACCGCGGGGGAGAGTCCCCCAGCAGGGGCCACCAGGTGCTCGAGGCTTCCGGCGGCGTTCTGCCACAGGGGGTGGATCGTGCCGTCCGCGAACCTGCGCCTGGCCTGGCCGTAGTTGGAGTACGTGGCGGCCTGCAGGCCCTCGGAAAGGCCCACGATGATCGGCGGCACCCCGGCGGCCGCCGCGATGCGAGTTTCGCCGGCCCCCTGGACCTTGGAGAAGTCCAGCTGCACGAAGTCCTTGCCGACCACGCTGACGTCGGCGCCGCCGCCCAGGTAGAGCGTCTTGTACGCGTTCTCTACGCCCTTGTGGCCGCTGTCCATCTTGTCCTTGAACTTGGCAAAATTCTCCGGCGTGACCTCCCTGCTCAGCTTCACGACGAGGTTCGGGGTGGCGGCGTTTTCCATGAACTTCTTCTTGTGCGCGGACATCAGCCCGTCGTTCTGCGTCTCGCGGATGACCGGCGTCAGCCACGACATGCCGCGGAACGTGGCCAGCGGATCCGGCGTCGGGGCGAAGTGGGAGACCTCCTCCGGCCACAGGAACACCGGATCGCATCCAGGCTCCTGGTAGAGGTACCCGTACCGTCGCCAGCCCAGGTGGCCGCCGTGCGGGTGCATGCGGCGCTCGAGGACGATCTGCACCCAGTCCGGGCGCATGCGCACCATCTCGCCGGCGAACTTCGTCCAGTAGGAGTTGCCCGCCAGGTCAGCGTCCTGGATCTTCCGGGAGAGCAGGTCCTGCGTCGTCCCGCCGAGCCATGGCCGCTCAAGGAGAGACAGCTCAGAGGTGCCGAACGTCTCGCTGGGCTGGCCGTTGTTCAGCCGCTGCCACTGGAACCGCGGTGCGCTGAACACGGCCTGTCTCGCCACCATGCACGCCCAGATAACCGGGTTGGAGGCGAACATCTGCGCGTAGCCCACGAAGTCCGTGGGGGCTTTCTCAGCGGCCTGTCCGGGCTGCGTCTGCGTGATCCCCAGGGCTGACCAGCCGTTGTAGCCGAGGGTCTCCTGCAGGAGCGCCGCGTAGTCCTCGATCGTGCTGATTGACCGCTCATCCTCGGCCGTAGCCGTACGGCCGCGTACGGCCTGCCAGAGGCTCGTCACGGGCTACCCCCGACGTCCATCAGGAGCAGGCAGTACGCCACCAGCAGCACACCAGCCACCACCAGGGCGGCCGCCAGGTCGACACCCACCCAGATACCGGCGGTGACCAGGGCGCCGCCGGCGAACACCCCTGCGCGCGCCCGGGCGCCGGCGCTTACCCGTACTCGGCCCATGGCTCGACCTCCTCTTCCTCTTCCTCGACCTCGGCCGTCAGGCCCCATCTGGCGAGCGTCACTGCGACCAGCGGGCTGATATCGACGCCCTCCGTCTTGCGCGCCCAGGCCCATGCGTCACCGAGCTCGCGCTTCTTGGCCCCGGCGAGTGCTGTCATGAGCGGTGCGTCACCGCGGTGGCTGACCTCGGCGGCCGCGACGGCGTCGTACAGCGAGCCGCAGGCCTGCGCCATGTCCCGGGCCGTGGTGGTTGCCACGGTCAGCCCTTTGTCCCGCAGGGGCTGGATCAGGGAACCTGCCGGGCCGCTGGGGTCCACGACCCAGGCACGTGGGGACCATTTCTCGTTCAGTTCGACGGCCCGGGTCACGACCCAGTCGACGCCTGGGCGGTTCTCCACGACTTCGAGGTGTACGCCGTTGCCGTACTCACCGGCCACACCGATGGACGCGTGCGAGCGCTCGGGGGTGACGTCCACACAGAACGCCACCGGGTCGCTCGGTTGGCTCTCGCTGTCGCCCAGGGCCTGCCAGGCCTCCTTGTTGATGACCGTCCACGTGTCCTCCGCCGTCTCCGGGTAGGTGCCGACACCGAGACGCTCACGGTCGAAGAGGTCCGGGCGCATCGTCGCCATCTCGCGCGCCACATGTGCCGGCCGGATGCGGATTCCGAGCGCCGGGTTGGCCCGGGCCCACGCCAGCTGGTTGCCGCGGTCGTCGTGCTCGGTGCAGACGATCACGCCCTGCTCGTTGGTCGGGCACTCCTTGACGTGCTCGGCGATCGACCACTCCAGGTAGGCCAGCGACGGATCGGGCTGTTCGGTCTCCGCGAGCGCCCGGGCCCGCAGCGTGGCCAGCTGCTCGCTCTCCGGGCCGAGTCCGGCGCTGCAGGTGTACAGCAGCTGCGGGTTGTGGCGGGCCGACATGACCGGCAGGAGCGCCCCGATCGGGTCGGAGCGCAGCTTCATCGCCTCGTCCATGATCACGGTGTCACCGGAGAACCCGCGGCCCGACTCCCCGCTGCGGGCCAGGAAGCGGATACGCGCCCCGTTGAAGAACTCGAAGCCCTCTTCGCCGTGGGAGCGGATGATGCGCTTCACGCGGCGGCTGAGTGACGCCGAGCCGCTGATGATCTGGTCCAGGCGCAGGAAGCTTTCCTGCGCGGTCTTGAACTGGTGCGCAGTGTGGATGATCAGCTTGTCGCCGAACAGCAGCACACCGGCCAGTTGGCGAGCCTCCAGCCATCCGCCCTTGCCGTTCTGGCGGCAGATGTTCAGCACGACCTCGAACGCCAGCCACAGGCCCTCCTGGTCCTCGGCCAGGGAGTGGTGCAGCGCGAGCCCCTGCCACGGGTCGAGCGTGATCCCGCTGTCTGCGGCGAGCTCCACCGCTTCCTGCCCGGCAGGGCTGCGGAAGTCGAGCGCGGCCTGGTCCTCGATGCCGTCGAACCGGCCGGTCTCGATGTGCCGGTACAGCGGGGCGGACAGGATGCGCGGTGTCTGCGAGCCGATCAGCCGGTCAGGCGCCGCGAGCGCCCCGGGCCGCGCGTCGAGCGTTGAGCTCGTCAACCTTGTCCCCCCTCTCCTTGGGATCCGCCATGCCGCGTACGACCTGCATGGCCTGGCGGAGCTCGCGGCTGACGGCGGCCACGCTCTTGGCGTCCTGCGCCGAGTCGATCTCGGTAGCCAGGCGTAGCGCCGTGGCGGCCGCCGCGTTCGTCGCCGGGTCCACGCCGAGGTCCGCGAGCTCACCCTTGGTCGCCTTGTTCACGGCCCCGGCCCGCAGGCGCCGCTTCGGAGTTGGCTGGTCATCGAACACGCGGCCGCCCCTCTCGCCCGTTGCGCGGCATCACTAATCGGCCCGACGTTCACACTCGGGTGATTAGCGCAACCCTCATGATCAACATCACTTTGCGTGACGGTTACTCAGCGTGCTATTTGGTCGAGCATGAGGGCTGGGGCGATTAGCGATCCGCCCGGGGAGAGATATGGGCGACAAGGGCTTTTGGGTCGCCCGGTCCTCCAAATCCCACGATGACCAAGGGCCCCCCTCCCCGTGCCCGATGATCACGCGAGCGGTGGTGCGCACCGGCTGTGACCATGCGTGGTCATGCCGCGGGCGGGCCGGCCGGGCTCCCCGGGGGACGGTCCGCCGGCCCTTGCCGCGCGGCCGCCAAGGCCTCCGGCGTGGCCGCGTTGTCCAGGGCGTGATGCCTGGTCAGCGAGTTGTCCGGCGTTGTCCGCGGTTCACCAGGCGCGCGAGGACTGGCGCGTGACCGTCTGTCGTCCGGCCTTCGCCTGCTGGTTGTACCAGCGGGTGGCCACGGCCACCATGCCGTCCTGCCGCATGTCCCGCACCCGCTGCATGACCACCTCACGGCCCGGGTCCACCACGATGGTCCGGGCACCCAGGCGGGCGTAGCGGGCCGCGGCCTTGGCGCTCGGCATGGTGTGGATCAGGTATACGTCTGTCTCGTCCCGGTGTCGCAGGGCCTCGTCGATGGCCGCGAAGCGTGCACGTTGCGCCACCTTCACCAGCAGCTTGTCCTGGGTCCACTGCGGTGCACCCGGGCCGGCCAGCGCCTGCGTGATGCGGTCCAGGTCGATGACGATGTCTGTGGAGCGGGCTCGCGCGGTGATCCAGCTGCTCTTGCCCGCGGCTGGCGGGCCGGTGACGACGTAAAGCACGGGATCACCTCGCGATCAGCGTGGGGTCTTGGTGAAGGCGTACGGCGCGGATACTCCGGCGCTGTGGTGGTCGGCGGCGGCTAGCGCAGCGGTGAGGCGTTGGCGTGGGCGCAGGCCGAGTGAAGCGGTGGCGTGGAGCGCGCCGAGGGCGAGCTCGCCGCCGCAGCCCACGGCCGCGTATCCGTCGGCGGGCTCGCCCACCTGGTAGTCGCTGTAGACGGTGAACAGGCGGTCTCGTATGCCGACGAGGAACGTTCCGGCCTCCTCCTGTTCGCTGTCCTTGCGCGCCCATCCGCCGTCCTTGAGGCAGGTGCGAAGGGCGTCCACAAACGTGGTGACCATGAAGCGGTCGAGGTTCCCGGTGGGGTGCGGGGCCTGGAGCGCGTGGTGCAGGAGCTGGCCCATGCGGAAGCTGTCGGTGAAGCCCATGACGTAGGGGCCGTTGCGGAAGACCTTGGGGTCTCGGCGGACGGTGAGCTGGTAGCCGCTGGCACCGGCGGAGTCGCCAGCGAGGTGGACTCGCCCTTGTTGCACGAGGCCGACGATGACGGTCACTGCTGCCCCCTTGCCCGGCAGTGGCGCCGGCCGCAGTCGATGAGGTCTGGGTCGGCGAACGCCTCGGTGATCGAGGTGGCGTTCGCCTGGTGCTTGGTCACGGCCTCGGGGTCGATGCCCGTGTCGACCTCGAGCTGGGCGATCCGCCGGGCCGAGGGCACGTCGTGCACGGAGCAGCGTCGCCTGAACAAGGCCATCGTCACCACCTTCGTGAGGCTTGGGGTTGCGCGGTCGTCAGCCGGTTGCCACGCCGGGAGTTGCAGCGCCGGTGCGCGCTGCGAGCGTTGGCGGGCTCGAGGAGCTCCCCGCCGCGTGAGAGGGGGACGAGGTGGTCGAGGGTGAAGGCGAGCGGGTGGCGGCCTGCCTCGGGTCCGGTGATCTCGTACGCGATGTCGCGGCCGCAGAGCCAGCAGGGCAGGCCGAGGGCGCGCTGCTCGCGGCACAGGGTGCGGTAGGGGCGCCCGTTGCGGGGGTTGCCGGGCACGGGCGCCACCTCCTGCTACTGAGCGGGCGCGGTCCATTCCGTGGGGATGTCCAGCCCGGCCGGCGCGTAGACGACCGTGGTGGGCCGCTGGTCACCAGGGACGGGGAAGACGAGCTTCCCGCGGACGCACTTCCCCTCGGTGAGGGTCACCTCGACCGGGAACTCGGGCTTCGGGAAGTCCCCGTACGTGGTGCTGGACGACTCAACGCGGGCCCCGTCCTCGTAGGCGAGGGTCCAGGGCTGCGCGGTGGCGGCGAAGGTGCCAGTGATGCTGCATGTCTTCAGCTCGAGGTAGGCCCACTCGTAGCCGGGCGTACCGGCTTCTTCTGCGGCGGAGCCGACGGACTTGAAGCCCTGCTTGTAGCCGAGGACGGTGACGGCGCCTTCGATGCCGTCGGTGGTGTTCTCGAACTCCCAGGTCGCGCCCACATCAAGGACGGTCGGTGTGGGCTCGGGTGTGGGGTCTTCGGACGGCGTGCTGGCTGCGGTGGTGGCCGTGGGGCTCGGTGCGGACGCCTTGTCGTTGCCGTCGTTGCTGCAGCTGGTGAGCGCGAGCAGGAGGCCGGCCGCAGTCAGTGCGGTGGCGGTACGGGTGTGCATGGTCCCCCCTGGGACTGCCGTGGATTGTGGGGGGATCGTGTCATGGGAGTGAAGGACCCGTGTGCGCTTCAGGGATGCCGACCAGGCGCAACGCGGCGCTTCGGGTGGCGAGCTCTGCGCGGGCGACGTCGGCGAGGCGGTACAGGGGGTGCCCGGCTTCGGTGAGGCCTGCGCGTTCGAGACGGCCGCGGCTGGCCCACTGGCGGATGGTGCACGGCCTGATGTGCGCAGCGCCCGCGCTGAGCAGCTGGCGGCCGCGGTCGGCGTGGGCGGCGGCCTGGGCGGTGGTGAGCAGCTCGGTGTCCATGGACCTCCGTCCGGGGAACGCGAAGAGCCCCTGGCCGGGGCGGCAGGGGCTCGGACATACGTGTGGTGCTGGCAGCAGTGTGACGCTAAGTGGCCGATCTTGTCCAGCAGGAAGCGGTGCGCCCCGTCCCGACGGGGGTCGGGGCGGGGCGCTCGGGTCCGGGCGGAAGCGGCGCCTGGACGTGTCAGACGGTACGACGCAGCGCTGACAGCAGGTGCCGGTCAGTGGCCGCAGTGGGGCTTGGTCCACCAGCCGCAGACTTCGCAGTAGTCGGGTGCGAGAGCGGTGGCGAGGCGTTGGAGCAGTGCCATGGGTCAGGTCCTCTCGGAGTGGTGCACGTGGTGCTGGGCGGGGTTGTCGGGGTCGTCGGTGACGGTGAAGCCGGGGGTGTTGTACGCGTTGTTGTTGTTGCTCCGACCTGGGACAACAACGCCTACAAGGGGGGCGCCAGAAGCGGGGGAGGGGAGGGGTGGGACATCGTCTCGGTGGACGCCCTCTCGGCCACCCACCCCGGGGACCCTCACGCCGTCCCTTACGCGGATGCCGACACGGCCCAGGAGGGCGCGCACGTCGCCGGTGGCCCACGGGGCCCTCTTGGGGCGGGCGGGGAGCACCTTCGAGAGGGCTTTGAGGTGGACTCCTCCGGTGTCCTGCAGGAGGCCGTGCAGGAGGGGGGCGACGTCGTCGCGGGTGAGGGTGTCGGCGGGGTCCGGCCCGGCCTGCTCCTGGTCCTGCTTCTCCTCCTTGCTGTCGGTGGGGCGCTCGGACAGGGCGATGGCGAACCCGGCGACGATCGAGGTGACGGCCCAGGTGGCGGCGAGCGTCAGGAGGATGTCGGTGGTGTGGGGGAGGCCGCGGATGAACCCGGCGGCCAGGACGAGGAGGAGCAGCCGTACGAGGACTCCCCCGGCGCTGCGGCGAGGCGTGGCGGGTGCCTTGATGGGCTCTTTCGCCTCCTGGTCCTGGTCGGTGTCCTCCTCGGTGTCGGGGGTCTGCTCGGGCTGCTCCTCGGGCATGGCGGGGCGTCCGATGAGGCAGGCCAGGAAGTGGCGGTAGAGCCAGGCCGAGCCGACCCATGCGGCGGTCCAGAACGCGATCCAGGCGGCCATCAGGCGCCCACCATCGCGAGGATGGCCAGGGCCAGTTCCACGGGTGCGCCCCACACGGTGCCGGGGCCGGCGGCCGGGAACACGAACGCTGCGATCAGGCCGAGGCTGGCGCCGAGGACGGGTGTCATGGGTGCGGCGAGCATGATGACCAGCAGGAGCAGGCAGATAGCGCCGATGCCGACGGAGCCGAATGTGCCGCCGCCACTGCCTACGCCGAGGCCGGACAGGCCCTGGGTGACGAACCGTTCGGGGTTCGCCCAGATCGCGCCGGCTGCGGTGAAGGCGGTTCCGGCGAGGAACGCGAAGACGATCGCCGGGTTGTCCTTGAGCTTGACCTTGCCCCTACCGCGGACGGCCAGGACGAGGAACACGGCCAGGACGAGGGCGATTCCGCCGGTTCCGACTGCTCCGAACACGGCGCCGCCTGCGCTGGGTGCTGCGAGGTACACGAGGGCTCCTAGATGAGGGCGTCGGGCGCGTGGAGCGCCAGGGCGAGGACGGCGGTGCAGGCCGGGATGCGGCACAGGGCGACGACGATGGGGCGCAGCTGAACGGGCACGTAGCCGAGGCCGGGCAGGTAGGCGCCGAAGATGATGCAGATGAGGGTCATGCCGACGCCGAGGGAGCGGCCGGACTGGCCGCTGCTCGCGTACAGGTCGGCCAGGGCGGGGCCGATGCCGATGTACCACCCGATCCCTGCCAGAACGCCGTGGACGAGGAGCCACCGGCGGAGCCTGGCGCGCCGGGGGTTCGAGGGCTCGGGGGCCTGCGGGCCGGGCTGGTTGATGGTGATGTGCACGCCGGGCGGCGTGTGCAGGGTCTCCCCCGTGTCGTCCTCGGCCGCCTGGTCGCCGGTGGCGGGTTTGTGTCGCTGCCACCACGGGATGCGGGCCGGCTCTTTCTCCGGGCCGGGGGTGTCGGGCTCGGCGTAGAGGCGGTCGAACCAGTCGGGGTCCGCGGCTGCGGCTGCGGGTCGCTCGTCCCGGGCGGCTGCGGCTGCAGGTGCGGGGTCCGGTGCTCGGCGCAGCCGGGGGATGCGGATTTTCATCAGGCAGTCCTTGGGTGAGTGCGGTGCGCAGCTGGGTGCAGCCGGATGCGGGTACGGCTGCGGCTGCGGGCCTAGGTAGCTGCGGCTGCGGGTGCAGTCGGCTGCTCGGCTGCAGCTGCGGCTTCACGGATGCGCGCCTCGGCCGCGTCGAGGATGCGGGGGGCGCGGCGCTGTCCGACGCCGAGCTCCCGCTGTAGCCGTCGCCCGGACAGGGGGCCGGTCTTGGCGAGCGCGACGGCCCGGGTGATCAGGGCTTCGTCGTCGGGGCGTTGCGCAGCTCGGGGCGCGGTGCGCAGCCGGGGCTGCTGCTGCGGCTGCGGCTGCGCATCCGCCGTGACCTCGCGCAGCAAGGGGGCTGCGGGTACGAGGTCGAGGTGCAGCCCGGTGCTGCCGAGCGCGGGCGGCCGGCAGATGACGGTCAGCAGCTGCACACCCGCGGGAACTGCGTTGGGCGGTGCGGGGAGTGCAGTCGGCTGCGCATCCGACTGCGGCTGCACCTCGGCTACGGCTGCGGCTGCATCCGGCTGCACCTCCGCTACGGCTACGGCTGCGGGTGCAGCCTCGAGCGCGAGTGCAGACGCGGCCGGTGGGGCGAGTGCGACCGCCTCGTCCGCGGCCGTGTCGAACGCGGCCTCGGTGTCGACTCGTACGAGGACGGGCGCATCCGGCTGCGGCCCGGCGGTGGGCAGGGGGCGGCCGTAGCGGACGAGGCACAGCTGCAGCCGGTCGTTCACGGGTGCTTTCCACCGCCACCCCCGCCCGTAGTCGGCCTGCAGCTGGGCGCGGTAGACGAGGCGGTCCTGCTCGAGCTTGATGACGTCCTCGTAGCTGCGGAGCTCCCAGAGCTTCATGCGGCGCCACAGCTTGAAGGTGGGGAGCGGGGAGAGCAGCCACCGGGAGATGCGGATGGTGTCCATGTCCCGGTCGGCGGTGATGTCGGCGATCCGGCCCACGGCGTGGCGGCCGGCCTCCACGCTCATGACGAACAGGACGGGGATCACGGCGTGCATGCCGGTGCCGACCGGGTCGGGCCACGCCACGGCAGCGTTGAACGCAATGGTCGCCGCGGTGAGGAGCCAGGCGGTGGGGCGCAGCATCGGGAACGGCATGCCCAGCCACGACAGCAGGAGGTCCAGGGCGAGCAGGACGACGATTCCGGCGTCCAGGCCGATCGGGAACACGAGGGCGAACTGGCCGAACTCCTGTTTTTCGGCGAGCGCCCGTACGGCGGTGTAGGAACCGGCGAACCCGATCCCTGCGAGGAGGACGGTCAGGGTGACGACGATGCCGATGAGGCGGCGCTGCAGCGTGGTGAGGATGGGGCGCGTGGACACAGGGTGCTCCCGGTCGGGGCGTGGCCGGGCCGCATGGGGGGCGGCCCGGCCGGTGGGTGGTCAGCCGCGGGATCCGGCGGCGGTGTTGCCGCTGGTGCGGGCGGACCCGAGTTGGATACGGGTCTCGGTGGTGCTCGGCCTCGGGCCCTGGGCGGCCGTGTCCCGGCGGTTGCTGTACGCCTGGGCAGCGGAGATGGAGCTCACGGCCGGGAGGGGCTTGCGCTTGTCAGCCACGGGTGTCCCCGCTCTGCTGCTTCTGGCTGGCGTCCTCGTCGATGGCGGCGACCAGCTGGCGCAGGCGCATCTCGAGGCTGACGGCGGCACGGAGCATCTCGTCGTGGTCGTGGATGTTCGCGCCGGCCTTCTCCTCGAGGACCTTGCGTGCGCGGGCCAGGGCGCTGTCGAGGGGCGGGGCGTAGGTGCGTCCGTCCGTCTTCGGGTCATACAGCGGCGTGTGCGCGCTGGGCTCAGTGCTCATCGGGCGCCGGCCTTCCTGAGCAGCTGCATGCCGTACTCAGCGCGGGTCAGGGGCGCGGCGGGGATGGGCCAGTCCACGCGCGGCATGTGGCGCAGCAGGCGGCCGGTGGCAGCGACGGCCTGCGGGGTGCCCATGCCGTGGACGTCGGAGGCGGCCCGGCCGGCGTACGCGAGGCGGGTGACCTCGCGCATGGCCAGCGTCGGGCTGACCGCGCAGAGGGCCTTGCCGATGTCGGCCATGAGGACGCGGGTGGAGGCGTCAGGGATGGCCCGGGCGATCTGCAGGGCCATATCCATGTCGGGGGCCGAGGCGTAAGCGGTGGTGGCGCGGATACGATCGCGCATGGTCGTCCTCCTGGTGATGTCAGGGGATGGCTGGCCCCGACCGGAGCTGTCACTTCGGTCGGGGCCGTTCCGTTGGTGCGAGTACGACCGTAGCGACTTCCTTGTTTCAAAGCAAGGATGTCTGAGAGGATGGGGGCGTGCCCGACTCCCCAAAGGGCGACGAACAGACGGGAGGCCCGGACTTGATCTCGTTCGCCGACATGCCCGATCGCCTGGAAGCCGCGGGCCTCACCAGGCTCAGCAAGCAGCGCTGCAGACAGCTCGCAGAGGAGGACCCCAACTGGCCCGTACCGCTGGACAAGGCGCTGAAGGTGGGCCGGATGCGCCTGTTCGACTGGCGGGTGATCGAGCCGTACTTCCGCGCGCGCCGGACTCGTCAGGGCGAGAGGACCGATCTGAAGCAACCGCCGGCCGAGTAGCGACGCACGCAGCTGCGCCCCCGCCCAGGAGTGTTGGGCGGGGGCGCAGCTGCGTCTGCAGCCTACGGTCAGGCCGCGGCTGCCAGCCGCCCCTCGGCTCCAGTGGCGTACGCGGCGGACTGCTCGATGCCGACAAAGTGCCGGCCTTCCTGCAGGGCGGCTACCCCGGTGGTACCCGACCCGGCGAACGGGTCCAGGACCGTCCCGCCCTCCGGGGCGATGCGGACCAGCTGGCGCATGACGTCGACGGGCTTCTGCGTGATGTGGACGCGGGTCTTCCCTCGAGGTTGGGAGCCCTCGAGCCAGCCGGGCAGGTAGACCGTGGGGGCGTGTCTGAGCGGGTCGCCGCAGGATCCCCAGAGGACGTATTCGCACTCGCGGCGGAACCCGTTCTTCACGGGGCGGCTGATCGGCTTGCGCCAGGGGATGATGCCGCGCCATGTCCACCCGGCGGCCTGCAGGGCGTCGCTGGTCGCGGGAAGCTGCGCCCAGTCGGTGAATACGAGGGCGCTGCCCCGGGTCGGGTGAGGCGGTAGGACTCGGCGAGGATCAATCCGAGCCAGTGGGTGTAGGAGCGCTGGTCGCGGGTGTCGCCGTCGAAGTCCGCCAAGGTGTGCTGCGCGTCGCCGGAGACGTACTTGTCCCGCGCTCCCTGTGCCCTGCGCTCGGCGTTGGTCCGGCCTCCGGAGTTGTACGGCGGGTCGCAGATCACCGCGTCCACAGTGATGCTGAGCGCGGGCAGCAAGGTGAGCGCGTCCCCCTGGTGCAGCGTCCACTCGGGCATGTCGTCTCTCCTGTCACTGGTCGCGTGCGCCGGCCATCCGGCGAGCGAATCGATGCGTCGAAACGATCATGTGTCGAATCTGTGTTCGATGCAGCGTCCAAGTAGCCGCTCTTGTTGATCAAGCTGCGGCGTGCTCGCCCTGTTCGCGGCGGGTCCTCTCCTGCTGCGCCTGCATGAGGAGGGCCGTACGGGCCAGGGCGGGCATCACGATGGCCCGGTGGGTGTCGTACTGCTCGGGGGTGAGCCGGTGCCCGCAGGCGTCGCACGTGATGTGGAGGCTGTCTTCCCGCTGGACGAGAGCGAAAGCGGTGCAGGCCGGGCAGGGGGCGTCCTTCGGGGCGCTGCGGGGCGTGGTGTGGGTAATGCGCTGGATCCGGTGGACGAGGTCCTCGAGCTGGGTGTACATCGGCTCGGCGTACGGGCGGGTGACCGCGTACGGGAGGTAGCGGGTCAGCCACGTCGTCCAGGCGGTGATGCCCGTGCCGGTGCGGGGCCAGGCGCTCGAGGAGCCGTGGCGCTCGATGCGGACCGTGCCATGCCGGTCGCGGTGGACGGCCGGGACGTCGCTGGCGATGTAGTGCGCCCACCCGGCGAGTAGGGCGGTGATCGGGATGCTTCCGGTCTGGTCGCCGTGCGGGTCATCGATCGGCACCGGCTGCCCAGGGCCCAGGAGGTCCAGGACCCGGAGGTCGACGGGGAGCGGGGAGTGAGCGCGGCCGTTGCCGCCTCGCTGCGCCGTGCCGGCGGTCGGCTGCATGCACAGCTGCAGAAGAGCGGCCAACCGGGGCAGGGTGCGCAGCCAGGTGTGCGCGCGGTACTCGCAGCCCTCACACAGATACCGGTTCTCGGCGGCGGTGTGGTGGCAGATGCGGCAGTGGTTGTCCATGGGCGTGCTCCGGTAGGGATCAGGTGGTGGTGGCGGGGTCGGGGCCGGAACATCCCAGCTGATCCCGGATGGCGCCGGTGTGGCGCGGGTCGGTGCACGGCTGCTCGTCCGGCGGGGCAGAGGTCTCGGCCGGCGGCCACTCGATCCGGGAGCCGGGGTAGCAGACCTGCAGGAGGTCGGCGGAGCGTGCGCCGCTGCATAGCCCCCACTCCGGGTCGTCCACGACGATCACCCGGCCGTTGGGGAACTCGGCGCCGTCCAGGACCCGGCCGCGGACGTGAAGACGGAAGCCGCGGGCGTAGGCGGTCACGGGCCCACCACCGTGGTGCAGAGCTCGGAGAGGCACAGGGCCTGGCCCTCGGTGACGTAGTGGACATGTTCGCCCTCCTGCAACAGGGTCTCGGCGGCGGCCCGGGCCGCGCTGGTCTGGTCGGTGTTCATTGGGTGTGCGTCTCCTTCGCGGTGGTGGTGCACGTGGCGGCGTGGCATTGGGCGTGCGTGAGGAATGCGGGCTCGCAGCAGGGGCCGCTCAAGGGGTGCGGGGCCGGGCGGGCGGCGCGCTCGAGGTCCTGCAGCTGCTCGGCGGCGCGCCGGACCCAGGAGCAGGTCTCCCAGCAGACGCCGGTCAACAAGAGGCAGAGCGCCACGGCGGCCGGGTGGTCGGCCGCCGCGTACAGGAAGCCGAGGACGGCGAACGTTGCGCCGGCCAGGACGAGGCCGGCGTACCGCAGGCGGGCGGATATCACCGGTCACCGTCCGGCTGCTGCGCCTGGCGCCAGGCCTGCACGATGTCCCCGGAAATCTGCCCGCGGCCCGGGACCGTGTAGCCGTGCGCCCGGGCCCACGTACGGACCGTGGCCGGGTCGTAGTCGCGGGGTGCCGCGGCCTTCCTCTTCGGGCGTAGCTCCGCTTTGCGGGCCCGGACCGCCTCGAGCTTGCGCTGCAGCTCCTGCTCCTCGGCGTCGACCTGCGCCAGCTCCTCCTCGGCGCTCTTGCGTGTCCGGAGCTCCGTCAGGGCCGTGCGGGCCTGCTCGCCGAGCCGGACGGTGGCCTTGTCCGTGTGCTGGAGAGCCCAGGCGATCAGGGTCCCGGTGGGTGCGACGGCCAGGCCGGCGGACGGGATCTGCTGCGGGGCGCGTGGTGCGGGGACCGGTGACTGCTGCTGCATGAACTTCCTCTTTCTGGCGGCGGTGTGAGGGATCTCGGGCGCCGGATAGCGCGGTACGTCGGGCAGCTCCTCGTCCAAGAGCTGCTGCAGGGCTGCGATCGTCATGACGCCTCGGGCCAGGGGCGTTTGGCCCGGTCGCCGAGCCGCCACCCCTCCAGGCCCTCGAGGAGCTCCTGGACGTGCTCGGCGGCCTGCGGGTCCGGCCGTGCTCCCCGTGGCCCGCCGTAGCTGCCGTCCGGGAACTCTTCGCGGGTGGCCTCGATCCGGGCGAGCGTGGCGGCGTCCTCGCTGATCACGACTGCCACCTCTGCGGGGCCGGCCGCACGCCGGACCGGGGGCGCTGCCCCGAACTGCTGCTGCGCCTGGCCGGTCGGGACGTGCATCTGGCGAAGTGCGGCCGTGCCAGCCATTCGGCGTGCTCGAGGGCCGGGCGGTCCTTGGACAGGCCCCGGGACCGCAGACGGCCGGTGCCGTCGTAGTACGCCGCGGTGTTGCCGTCCTCGGCCGGGTCGGCGTCGACCGGCAGCGGTTTGCCTGCGGCGGTCACGGTCCACCGGATCGGGGCGTGACAGCTGGGGCACGCGACGACGTCGTGATTACTGAGCTGGGGCATGAGCGGTGTCTCCTCCGGGGTCGATCTCGGCGAGGTGGGGCAGGACCAGGGCGTGGCCGTACAGGTACGTGGCCCGGGCCCTGCCGTGGACGGTGATGGCCTGACGAACGGCGTCCGGGGTCGCGGCTGCCCGGAGCTCCTGCAGCTGCTCGCGGGTCGGGTCCGGCGGCGTCGCGGCGTCGGTGGCCGGGGCTGACCGGGGCACCCAGTCCGTCACCACCGCCCGCGCCGGCCGCTCCTCTGGCACCGGCCGCTGCTGCTGCGCCCCGTCCGGCTCGGCCGCGACGGCGGCCAGCTGGTCGACGATGCAGACCGGGCAGGGGGCGCCGGTGTGCCAGGTGAACCCGCTCTCGCAGGTGTCGAGGTAGCAGCCGTGGCGGACGAGGGCGGCGCCGAGGATCCACCGGCCGACGTCGCCGCCCCGGGGGGCCTCGGTGGTGGCGTAGCGCAGGCGCAGCCGGTCGGTGAGCCGGTCCTCGCCGACCCCGGCGCACAGCTGGCGGCCGATCTCCTGGCCGATGCGGCGCATCACGTACGTGCTGATCTCGGGCAGCTGGTGGCGTACGGGCTCGAGGACTCGCCATACCCGAGGCGACAGCTGCAGTCCCGGCCCGGAGTACGTCGTGCCGCCGCTGCTGTTGCTGCGCTTTTCGTCTTGGGCCGCGGGGCGGAACGTCGGCCCGGCCGAGTTATCCACAGGGCGGGCCCGGTAACTACCGGTAGTTCGCCTCCGGCGGATCCCCCCACCCACCTGCTTTTTCATCAACGGTCGGTCAGTCGTGGGGTCTTCCTTAGACGGGGATCCGTCAGGTGTGCGGGGAGCCGATCCGTCATGTGTGTCAGGAGACGCGGCAGGCTCGAACAGGGCCTCCTGCACGGGGCCGGTGGCGTCCGGGACGGTGTGCAGCGGGCGCTGGTGGGCCTCGTAGGCGTGGCGGCCGCGCGGCCCCTGGCGACGGTGGACGGTGATCCAGCCGAGGTCCTCGAGGGAATCGACCAGGCGCATCACCTGCCGCTCGCCGAGGCGTTCGCCGGCACTCTCGCCGTACTGGTGGCGTACGACGTCACGCAGGTCGGAAAGGGCCAGCGGGATGCGGCGGGCCTGGGCGTAGCTGATCGCGGCGTACAGGCGGAGCTGGCGGGGCGTGAGCGAGGTCGCGGCGCGGGCGGGGAGCCAGACGAACAGCTCGTCCTCGTCCATCGTGCGGACGTACCGCTCGGCCGTCTCCCCTTCTCCGTCGCGGGCGGTGTGCCGGATCGTGACGACCTCGGTGACACCGTCGGTGCCGGACGTGGTGAGCTGCGTCAGCGCGCGCTCGACCGCGGACTTGGACAGGCCGAGGTACTCGGCGAGCGTGGCGACGGCGGCCCGGCAGTTCTCGGGGCGCATCGCCAAGGCTGCGACCTTGATGTAGACGTTCAGGGCGGCGTCGCCGTACTGACCGCCTACAACCAGGCGCAGGGGCACACGAACACGGACACCGCCGGCGCGCGGCCGCGCCTCGGGGACCGCGCACTGCGGCTCGAGGCACGGCGCAGCAGCAGCCGGGGCTGCTGCGTACGCGACGGCGGTGGTCAACGGGATCTCCGAGTGGGTCAGGTGGTGGGCTGGGCGGTCTGCTGCGCGGCGGCCCGGGCGGCGGCGATCTCCCGTTCGCGGGCGCGGCGCGGCTCCAGGAGCACGTAGTTCACGGCGCGTTGGGCTAGGAGGCCGTAGGCGAACGCGGCGTCGGCCAGGCCCAGGGCCACGCCGACGGCGTCGTGCATCTGTCCGGCCTCGTGGTCGCTGACGTAGTCCCGGCCCGCCAGGTCCTCGCCGTACTCCGCAGCGGCGAGGCAGGCGGACACCCGGGCGTAGGAGGCGGCGAGCTCGCGTGCCCCGGCGTACCGGTCGAGACCGCTGATGTTCATCGCGTGCGGCACCGGGACCTCGTCGACGTCACGGTTGAACTCGACGAACGCAGGGTGGTTGCCGGCCTGGACCAGGGTGATAGCCCACCCGCAACCGGACGCGTACAGCAGGGCCGCCTCCTCGTACCGGCGGTGGACCTCCTGCTCGGTGCGGCTGTACAGCTCGTAGAGATCGAAGACGGCCCGCTCGTGGGGCGCCCGACGGAAGGACCGCTCGGGGCTACGGGAGGGGTCCCACAGCCGGACGCGACCCTCGTGGAGCTGGCGGCGGTCGACGTCGACCGTCTGCAGGGCGACCTGGGCGGCGCGGTGGGCGGTCTGGTACTCGCGGGCGGTCTCGTACAGGGCGTAGACGCTGTCGAACAGCGAGTCGGTCCAGTGCTGGGTGCGCTCAGGCATCGGTGGTCTTCCGTTCCGGGGTGGCCTTGCGGAGGAGGCGGGCGATGATGTGGTCGGGGATGGTCAGGACCAGGTCCGCGACGTCGTACGGGGCACCGGCCGGGTCCGTCCGAACCCACAGGCGCTGCTCGAGCGTCTTGAGGGCGACGGCCACCTGGTTCGTGTGGAGGCCGGTGTTGTGGACCAGGCCGAGCAGGCGCGGCTGCTGTTCGATGTGCCCGGCGGCGTCGGCGTGCGTGGCCAGGGCGATCGCCACGTATCGCGTGTTCGCGTTCATGCCGGACGCGAGAATCGCCTGCTCGTACACGGCGCGGTGGGCGAGGCCGACGGCGGCCAAGCGCCGGTCGGCGGCTCGGCGGGCGACGTCCGCGGGGGACGGCCTGCGGGGTGCTGCAGCAGTGGTCATGACTGCTCCTGTTCTTCAGGTTGTTCGGCCTCGAGCTGGGCGAGGTGGAGGTAGGAACCGGCGGGCCACCCCGGGCCCGGCGGGGGCTCGGGGCGGCCTTGCAGGGCGGCGGGGGTGTGGAGATCGCAGCACCAGCCGCGCGGGTAGGGCCGGGCGTAGCGGAGGCCACACGGAGGTGGGGTCTCGCAGGACTGGATGGACCCGCTCACCTCGTGGTGACGATGTGGTCGCAGCGCCGGCACATCAGCCGGGTGGGCGTGAGGACGTCGTGTTCGGTCTGCAGGTGGGCGCAGATGGTGGAGTCGCACGCGCGCCAGACGAGGCCGGTGCGGGGGTCGGGCCCGACGTCCTGGTGGCCGGTGGACCGGCTGTGTGCGGCCAACGACCCCAGGCGGCAGGCCAGAACGACGGCGGCAGCGGAGCCGAGTAGTGCGGTGATCGCCCAGGCGGACATGTCAGTCCCCGTTCTTCGTGGTGGCGGTGAGGTGGCGGTCGGCGAGCCAGCCGATGACGATCCAGAGGGCATCGGCCGCGCCGAGGGCAATGACGGCGAGCAGCAGTAACTCGCCCTGGGAGGTCACTCGTCGGCGTCCGGGTCGAACTCGGCTGCGGCCTCGAGCGGGGTGACGGTGTAGCCGGTGACGATCTCGTTGCCGTTGGCGATCTGGACGACCAGCGCGGCCACCGCCAGGTCGCCGTCCTCCTCGTCGGTCAGCCAGTCGAACGTCAGCACCACGTCGTCCGGGTACTCGCGGGAGACGAGGGCCTCGCAGTGCTGCCGGGCGGCGCCGGGCGTGGTGTAGAGGCCGAACACGAACGTGTCGTGCTCGACCCGGTAGACCACGGCCGGCGCGGCCGGGACGTCGTCGAGGTGGACGAGGTGGCACAGGGCCGCCACCCATGAGTCGATCTCGGCCGGTTCGCCGTCGCAGACGGAGAGTTCGCCGAGTTCGTCCAGGCCCTCGAGCAGTTGGGCGCCGGTCGGCTGCTCGCGTAGCGCCCGGGCGATCGCGACGAGGACGGTGGCCGGAGTGAACGCAGCCTCGGCCGGCGGGGCCTCGGTGTTCTTCTCCGGGACGGCGGTGCGCAGGTGTTCGGCGAGACGGCAGGCGAGGCCATCCGCAGCGCCGGACCAGGAGTCGACGGACTGGACGTCGAGCTGGGTGTAGCGGTGCTCGACTGTGACGCGGGTGGTGTCCGCCTGGGCACCGGGCACCAGCGCCAGGAGCGCCTCGGCGAGGACGGGCTGCAGCTCGGTCATGATGCCCTCCGGTCAGGCTGGTCGGGCATCGTGAACGAGGGGGCATGCGTGGCGGGGTGAAGGAAGCCGTACGACATGGCGACGGCGACTGCCTGGGCGCCCGTCGTCACGCCGAGCCTCCTGTAGAGGTGGCGGAGGTGAGTCTTCACGGTGCTCTCGGTAAGGCACATGCGGCGGGCGGTGTCCTGGGCGAAGTCGCCGCGGGCGAGGCCGATCAGAACGCCGAGCTGCTGGCCGGTCAGCTGCACCGAGGCGTCGGGGCGCGGGACGGTGAGGGCTGCGCCGAGGGCGGCTTCGGTCAGTGCCGCGATGTCCGCCGTGGTGATGGGCAGGTCCCGCTCCTCGGCGATGGCCAGGAGCTGAGTGCGGATCGCGGTCTGCAGGGGGTGTGTCATGCGGACCGCCCCCGCAGGCGGCCGAGGAGGCCGGCGAACGTGCGCGGCGTCGGAACCGGTTCGGCCTGGTGGCTCGGAGTGGTGCAGGCCGGCCTAGTCAGGGCGGCGCGGCGGTCGGCGGCGGTCACGGGACGGGGCGCGGGAATGAGCGGGCCGAACATCTCGTAGACGAACGACAGGCGGAGGGTGGCCGGGAGGTCGGTGTCGTCGCCGGTCTCCATCATCGCCATGCCGGTCTCGTCCATGACGCCGGTCCACGTCCACCGGTGACCGAAGACGTCGTCCTGGGCGCGGTCCAGGTCAAGGTCGACCTGGCCAGCCGAAAGCGTCTCGAATGTGGTGGTCGTCATTCGGCACCACCGGCGGTAGCGGCGATCGGGTAGACGGCGATGGGTGCGACCGGCAGCACGCCGGCCGGGTCCTGAACCGCACAGGCCTGCTCGGGGGTGATCGGCAGGCCGTGGCCGGACAGTTCGACGGTCACCCCGCGCACCGCAACCTGGCACTGCAGCCAGACACCCCCGGCGTAGACGTGGAGTTCCACGTCAGCGGGCGGAATCTGCAGGGCAACGCGCCACTGCTCGAAAAAGTCGGGGCTGTTGGTCTGGACGTCGACGGCGCCGCCGCTGTTGACGAGGGTGACGTACGGAGCAGGCAGGTTCGCGTGAGTCGCCTGCAGGTACGTCAGGGTCTCTACAGCGGACCGGAGATCGGCAAGCGTGCCGGTCTGGGTAGGGACGGTAGGCTCAGTGGTCACGGTGACCTCGATTTCAGTGGGTTGAGGTGTGCCGGTAGAGGGGCTGTCGCGGACCAGGCCCGGTCCGGGGCGGCCCCGAGGTATGTGCGGAAGTCAGCTGACTTTCTGGCTGCGCTTCGAAGGCCGAAGGGTCGCGAGCGCGAGCGGGACCGAGGTGCCCGAGACCTGCGTCCGGCCGGGCCGGATGCGGAACATGTCCTTGATCTCTTCCAGGTCGCGCTCGTCGAAAGAGATCGACCGCCCCATGCGCTGGTGTGGAAGCTCCTTGAGGTTGTCCTCGAGGAAGTGCGGACGGCAGCGCAGATATTTGGCCGCCTCGGCAAGGTCGTAGTTCTGGCTCACGCCTTCACTCCCTGCTCCTGGGCGTCTACGTCCAGGACCTCCAGCCCCAGCACGCGGGCGAGGTCGGCGCGCAGGCGAGGGCGAGGCTTAGCCACTCCGCGTTCGATACGGCTCAGCTGGGAGTTGTGCACCTTGACGCCTGCCTCGGCGCACTTGGCCACGACTTCTTCAAGCGTCAGCCCCAGTCGTAGACGCTGCTGCCGCAAAGTCTCTGCGTTCCTCTGTGCCATGTTGCGCAGATTAGAGCAGAAGAACAGCAGAATGCAACAAGGCTGTGTCGTTCTGTGTGTCTGGAACGTCGCTCTTGACGGTCAGGTCCCCCTAACCGCACGCCTTGATCTGCGCTAATCTGCGTCAGGTTGCCCGGACGGTGGCGCCGGGATCCCTGACGAAAGGCGTTGTATCCATGTCTGAGCAGCTGTCGCCGCTCGATGGTGAGATGAACGCCCGGCGTCTGCAGCTGGGGCTGGCGTGGAAGGAAGTGGCCAAGTCCGCCGGCATTTCGTACGAGACGCTGCGTGCCGTACGCAAGGGCGAGACGAGCGGGGCGCCACTGACTCTGCGCAAGATCGAGCAGGCGTTGCGGTGGGCTCAGGGCAGCATCAGTCGAGTGGAGCAGGGTGGAGAGCCCAGCCCGGCCCCGGAAGGTGAGGCCCCGGGCGGGCGCACCTCGGAGCCTTCCGATCCGCGGGCCGCTGCCGTGCTGACGATCCTGGAAGGCCTGCCGGTGCGGGTGCAGCGCGAGGTTCTGGCGCGCCTGAATGAACTAACGGACAGCGTTGATCGCGAGTGACTGGGTGCCGTGTTCCCGCGGGAACACGGCACCCCTTCGAACCCTGCCGAGACTGCTCGAACCGCCCCGAAACCAGGATTGGATGCCTGGTCACCCACGAAATGCCAGGTCAGAGGGCTAGGCGGGTCGGGTTCGAGTCCGGCTCCGGGCACCACCGCACGGTCGGTGGAGCCCGGGCGGCCGCACGGTACTTCAGCTGTCAACCTCTTGGGCCCGTCCCCGCCGGTGGTCACGTTCCCCGTATCGGGTGATCACTGTGCGTGCGCGGCGGCCGGGCGGTCGCCCGCGCACGCATTTTGCGGATGCGCCCGGCGGGTACGAGGGTTTCCGGTGCCGCACGGGAGGGGCCGGGGCCATCGGCCTCCGTGAAGATCCTCCTCCGGTACTAGGGTGATTCTTTTGCCTACCCATTACTCTTGACGCAAGGCCGCGCGAGGTGGCCATGGAGGAGTGAAATGAGGAGCAGCAACCCGGTCTTCTCGCGACGGGGGTTCAGCCGCGACAACGGCTACGCGGGCTTCAACGCGGCGCCGCAGGCCGGGGCCCCCGCAGCGGGTGCCAACCCGTACGCGCAGGGCACCGCCGCGAACCCGTACGCCACGAACCCCTACGCCCAGCAGGACACCCAGTACGGCGCCCCGCAGGCGCCCGCGCGCTCCGGCGCGATGACGATCGACGACGTCGTCACGCGTACGGCCATGACGCTGGGCACCGTGGTGCTCACCGCCGCGCTCTCCTGGGCCCTGCTGCCGGTCGACGAGGCCAATCTCGGCAAGTCCTACGGCATCGCCATCGGCGCCGCCCTGATCGCGTTCGTCTTCGCGATCATCCAGTCCTTCAAGCGCAAGCCCGCGCCGGCGCTGATCCTCGCCTACGCGGCCTTCGAGGGTGTCTTCCTCGGAGTGATCTCCAGCACGGTCAGCACCTACATCAGCCCCGGCACGGTGATGCAGGCGGTGATGGGCACCATGTGTGTCTTCGCCGGTGTCCTCATCGCGTACAAGATGCGCTGGATCCGCGTCACCCGCCGGTTCTACGGCTTCGTGATGGCCGCGGCCGTGGGCTTCGTGCTCCTGATGATGGTCAACCTGCTGTTCAGCGTGTTCGGCGGCGGTGACGGCCTCGGCTTCCGCAGCGGTGGTCTGGGCATCCTCTTCGGAGTCATCGGCATCATCCTCGGCGCGTGCTTCCTGGCCCTGGACTTCAAGCAGGTCGAGGACGGCATCAACTACGGCGCACCGCGCGAGGAGTCCTGGCTGGCGGCCTTCGGCCTCACCCTGACCCTGGTGTGGATCTACCTGGAGATGCTGCGTCTGCTCTCCATCCTCAACGGGAACGACTGACCCGTAGGCACGACGACGACGGGACGGCCCGCAGGCTCATCGCCTGCGGGCCGTCCCGTTTCGTCGTCGCGGGGGAGTGCGTGGCTCACAGGAGCTTCCGCGCGGCCCGCCTCAGGTCGTACTCGTGGATGATCGCCTTGGCGTGGCCGTAGGTGAGGTCGTGTTCGCTCCGCAGCCAGCTGACCTTCTCCTCGAAGCGGAAGAGGGAGGGGCCTTCGTCGACCGTGCGGAGCCAGTCGGAGATGTCACGACCGGTGCAATGGGGGATCCGGGAGAGCAGGTTGCGATGGGTTTCTTCGGAGAAGACATGCGACAT